GGTGACTCTAGTGGATTAAATAATCAACCTGGCGATAAAGGTCAAAAAGGTGAACCTGGCAATAATGGAAATGATGGCACTAATGGCACTAATGGCACTAATGGCACTAATGGCACTAATGGCTCTGATGGAGAAAAGGGTGAAAAAGGTGATGATTGTATTTGTAATAATAATACATCTACATTTAGCCATGTAATAGCAAATCAATCTTTAGTAGCATATAATTTTAATGCAGAATGCATAGTTGGAGATGCATGGACATATTTTGGAGTTCACGATACACAAGGTAATATGATCCCTGGAACTTTTGAACATTTACATATAGAATTTATACCAAATAATACTACAATAGAATTTGAATTAAATTGTTATGTATCAGATCTAAATAATATAAGTACTGGCGATGGATATGAAGCAATATTAGCTCGTCTTGTTGATCCATCTGCATCTGACACAGATTTTTCTCAACATGTTCTACATCAGCTTGATAATTTTCAAGAAGTATATATTCAATCTAATCCAAATACATATCAGTTTGTAACTGATAGAAATTTGTCTGGAAATTTTACTAGTAGTATTACTATAAAATGGCAATTATATTTCCCTACGTCAACCCACTCGACAACTTATACAATTGCTCCACAAATAAGATGTAATAATGGAGGGAGTTGTAAAATAAAATTTGGAAATACTTTTGGTTTACAATTTCACCCTATAATATTTAAAGCTACTACATTTGAAAATTCTTATAATACTGTATTATCTGGTGGACTAAATGGTTATTCAGATATACTTACAGTTTGTAATGGTGAATTGAAAAATACTTAAAAATGGGAGAATTATTATATTAAATGCATATAAATGTAATTAATTTAGATATATCAAAAGATAGATTAAAACATATAAATGATGAATGCTTAAAAAATAATATCAAATATAATAGATTTCCAGCTATAAATGGATCAACATATCTTTTAAATGATATTGAATCCGATTATTTATCAAATGTATGTTATAATATTGATGAAAATAAAGGAACACTTGGATGTTTTCTTTCACATATTAAATTATTAGAAAAATTTAAAGAGACTGATGATGAATATATGATCGTTTGTGAAGATGATATAATATTTAATATAGATTTTATACATATAACAGAAAAGTTAATTGATATTATAAAAGATTATGGATTTATAAATTTATACAGTGATTTTACTGAACCTGAAATTCTACATAATTTAGATAAAGAAATATATAAAATAGATAATAATTATACATTATATGATAATACTGAAACATGGGTTGGACAAGGGTGTGTTTGTTATATGATTAGTAAAGAATACTGTATTGATATCTTAAATAAATATTATAATAAAGAATGTAATGCTGCTATAGATTTTTTTTTTGTATGGTCTATGAAGAAACAATCATATATTTATCCACCTCTTGTAAAGTTGGGAAATTTTAATTCTCATAGAGAATATATAGATAATATGGATTATAGTAATATAAATAATAGTAATATAGATAATAGTAATATAATTCTTAACATAAAAAGTATGTTGAATATTAATAAAATCAAATGTTATATTATTAATTTAGAAAGATGTCCTAATAAAAAAGAAAATATGATAGATAGATTAATATATCCTTTAATTTCATATGAAATTATAAATGCTGTAGATGGTCGGAATATAAATGAAGAATATATGAAATATAATAATTATAGTATTTTAGAAGAATGGAAAGATCCTTCAAATAATAGAAAATTAACATTGGGTGAAATAGGTTGTTCACTTAGTCACTATAATATATATAAAACTATTCTAAAAAATAAAGATGAATATGCAATTATTCTAGAAGATGATGCTATCCTTGTTGATAATTTCTATGATAAAATTAATACTATAATTAATAATTTAAAGAATATTGAAGACTGGGATATGTTATACTTAGGTAGAAAAAAAATAGATGATAAAGAAGAAATTGAAGTATATGAAAATATATATGAATCATCTTATTCCTATTGGTGTATAGGTTATATAGTTAATAAACGATTTTGTGAAAAAGTTACATCTGATAAAGGTTTTTTAAGAAATATTATACCAATTGATGAATACTTACCATTAATTGGAAATATATCACCATATACTAAATATAAAGATAATTATGATGCTAATATTAAAATTTTAACATTAAAAGATAATTTAGTATATCCAGAACCAGATGCTTTTCAACATAGTGATACAGAAATTATGACTTTTTTACCAAGTAAGAATAAAGGTTTATTTAAAATACTAACTGTAGCTACTGATAATAATGAACCATTACAAAGATTTGAAAAATCTTGTAATATCCATAATTTAAACTATAAAGTTTTAGGATTAGATAAAGAATGGACTGGTGGAAATATGTCTCAAGGTCCTGGTGGGGGTATGAAGTTAAATCTATTAAAAGAAGAATTAAAAGATTATAAGGATGAAGATATTATACTATTTAGTGATAGTTATGATGTTATATTTTTATCGTATGAAGAAGAAATATATGATAAATATTTAGGATTTAACACAAATATGTTATTCTCTGCAGAAAAAGCATGTTGGCCTGATGTAAATATGAAATTACATTTTAATTCAGATTCTCCATATAGATATTTAAATAGTGGTGGATTTATGGGTAATGTTAAAAGTATTAAAATGCTAATTAATTATGAATTTGCAGACACTTATGATGATCAATTATTAATGCAAAAAAATTATGTTAAGTATAAAGATATCTTAAATATTAAATTAGATACAAGGTGTAATATATTTCAGACTAGTTCAAATAATACAAATGATATTGATATCTTATATGGTGAAAATAGAATTAGAAATAATATGTTTAATACTACACCATGTCATTATCATGGTAATGGTGGTATGTTAGAAAAAATAAGACATAATAATATATGCAATTATTTACTAATGGAATGGAATAATATATATGATTATATATCTCCTAAATTAGAATTATCTTTAACTAAAACTATATATATATTTGTAAATGTTATAGGTAATAATACTTTATTTTATAACAACCTTAAAGCATTGGATTATCCAAAAAGTAATATAATAATTCATATAAATACAAATTATTCAAATAAATATATTAATGATTTAAATATATATAATAAATTTATTATAACAAATCATGATGAACCTAGTGCAAGAAAAGAATCAATGAAGAAATGTTTAGAATATAATTGTGATTATTATTTAAATTATGATAATTATTGCATAATTAATGATACTTCATTAATTAGTAAATTAATTAGTTATGATAAGAATATTGTTTCACCATTAATTACTATTAGAGGTGGATTATTTAGCAATCACTGGGGATTAGTAGATAAAAATGGATGGTATGAAAAATCTTTTAATTATATGAATATAATCAATCATGAACATAAAGGTTGTTGGAATTCTGTATATATTAATAATATATATCTAATAAAATCAGATATATTAGAAAATATAAAAGAATACTATACTATTAATTATAATCCTAATAAAGGTCATGATATGGCATTGTGTGAAAATTTAAGAAAAAATAATTATTACATGTATACATGTAATGAAGAAGTATATGGTTATTTATTAAGCGATGAAGATATTCATGATTATGTATTAACAGATGATGAAATAACTGTTAAGGATTATATTAAAAACAAAAATGTTTGGAAAAATAAATATCTTCATAAAGACTTTGGAAAAAATATTAAAGAACCAACAGCAGATGTTTTGCAATTTCCAATAGTTAATGAACAATTTTGTAAAGAAATAATACAGATTACTGAATCATATGGTAAATGGTCTGGTGCTACGAACGAAGATTCAAGAATTGGTCACGAAAATATTCCTAGTAATGATATTCATCTTACAGAAATAAATATGGATAAAATGTGGGAAGAATTTATACATGATAATATAGCTCCACTAGTTTCAAATCATTGGGGATCATATAAAACAAAAGGTATTAATATAGCATTTGTTATAAAATACGATAGTGAAAAATACTATAAATTAGAACCACACCACGATGCTTCATCATATACTTTAAATATATGTTTAAATGATGATTTTAAAGGAGGAGGTGTTAATTTTATTATAAAAGGCAAAGTAGAACATATTAAATATCATGGTTTAATACATCCAGGAAGGGTTACACATTATCATGAAGGTTTACCAGTTGAAGAAGGAATTAAATATATAATGGTTTCATTTATAGACTAATTAAATAATCCTATATTTTTTGTATTCTTTATAACTGTTAATTCAAACTCAAATGTATTATTTAAATTCTGTGAATCATATATTGTATTATATACTGGATCCTCTAATACTATATCTAATCTATCTAACGATATAGGTAAAAAATAATTTTGTTTCTCATTACAACAGTTTGGTTCATAATATTTATTTTCACCAAAACATACATCTAATGGTATTCTATCTATAATATGTTTTCCACAAGGTGTATCTATACATGCTATTCTTGGTATCTGATTAATTACTAGATCGACATATGGTGTTGACATATCTATAACTATATCTGATTTATAGAATTTATATCCAGTTTCTTTGCATGGGTAAAATCCCATATATCTAGCTAATATTTTTGTTTTTTCATTATAATCCCAACATATCTCAAATACTACAGAATTTATTGAACATATAGTAAATTGTAGTGTTATACAATTATATGTTATGTTTAAGTGTTTATTAAAATCCATTGAATTATTTAAATATTTAAATAAACTTTCTGGACTATACATACCTTTTTGTAAATTAACAACTATTACATTACCGTCTATATTATAAACAAATACACAATTATTATTATTTATATTATATGATGAATTTGGTATAATTGCTTTAATTAATTTAAAACCTATTACATTATGTATTATACCCATACCTAATCCACCAATACCTTGATCATCACTATTAGTAAATAAATATGTTATTTTATTTGGATTATTAGTATCTTTTATACAATTACAATTATCTTTATTATAATTAATAGAGTCTACTGCTATCCTCATTGTATGATAGTCTTTATTAAATAATGAAGATTTATTTAATCTATCTAATAATAAAGTATCATTATTTAATTTATTATATTTCATAAATTTAGTTAATTTTACTAACAATGTTTTTATCAATCTATCTGTTTCATTTTGTTTATTAATTATATGTTTAATATTATTGTTATCATTTAAAATTATATCTTTTTCTTTACTTAAATATTTATAATATAAATAAGCAATAGTTAATAATAATGTAGATCCTATAGCACCATATATTTTATATTTATGATCTTCTATAATATCCATAACTAATATATATATATATATTAATTCTTTAATGTTAATTCAAACTCAAGGTTATGATTACCTTGTTGATTATCAAATAAATCTTGACAATTACCATATAATTTTATAGTTAATTTATCTAGTGTTATTGGAAAAAATAATTTACTATAATCTATTGTATTTCTATACCTAGGTTCATAATACTTTAAATCACCATATTCATTATCTAATGGAACTCTATCTATTATTCTTCTACCATATGAATTATGTTTACAAGCTATATAGGGTATCTCTTCTATAACAATATCTACATAATTGGATGCTAATTCTGCAACTATATTACCATATACATCAGTACTTGGTGTATTTTTTATATTAGTATAAAATCCCATTAAAGATGCCAAACATTTTGTTTTATCATTATAATCCCAACATATTTGAATATTGCTTGTAGATGTTATATGATATTTCCATAAATCTTCTATCCAAATAAATTTAATGTTACATGGATTTACAGTAGGTATACTAGTATTTAAATCACAAGGGGCACAATATTTTGATATTAAATCTATTGTATGTACAGTATCATCTCCTTCTTTTTTAAAAGCAAACATATTATTATCTTCCCGTATTGTATATGCCGTATTTGGTATTATTGCATTTACTAATCTAAATCCAATAACATCTGTATATTTATCAAAACCACCCGTATTGTTTTCTGATATACTATCAATATTTGATGAACTAAAATCTGTTAAATTTAAGTGATATACATAATCTGATGTATTAAAATCTACTGATTTTAATATTGTGCTCGTATCAACTAAAATATTTATAGTTTTATATTCACTATTATACAAATTAGGCATATTAGGCATACTCTGCATATTAGGCATACTCTGTATATTAGGCCTATCAGGCATCCAGTTATTATTTATTAATTCTCCATAATTTTCTTCTGAACTACTAATATCTGATTCTGAACCAGAATCAGAACTAGAATCATCTATGACTAAATTATTCATATTTATATATAATAATCTATAATATTTAAATTTAAATTTAACGAAATTATTTAAGATTGAATTTTTTTTTATATTTTTTTATACTGTCGCGTAATGTTGGTTCTCCCCATAAAATGTATCTTGATAGGGAGCCAGCACTCATATAATCATTCCAATTTTCTCTTTTTTTATGTCTTTTAAGATATCTTTGTTTTCTTTCTGGATCTTTATGTTTTGTATAATCTGACATACCTGCTGCTCCAAAATGTGTTGTTTTTATTTTATCTTTGCCATTATAAAATATTGCCATATACTTTTTTTCAGATTTTGTTGATGGTTTAAATATTACTTTGATTTTTTCCTTTTTCATTGTTTTTTTTGTCATTATTTCAATTATTATATATATTTATAATTATTTAAATTTTACATTATATTTTTTTGTTATTTCTTTATCATATTTTCTAGTTGGTCCACCCATTATATATGAATACATTCTTGCTCTAGCCCAACTTTCTGCTGTTTGATTAGGCCTTGAACCACTTGAATAATAAGCACCTCTACCTTTTTTTAAAACAGCCATTAAAGCTTTTTTAGGTATACCTGTTTTTTTAGAAATTTCATGTAATTTTGTAATATTTCCATATTTATCTTTGAACTTTTTAGTCCAACTACTCTTTTTATTTTTATAACTTTTTAACTTTTGTCTGTCTATATATTTTTTCTTTTTATATGATTTTTTTGCTGTCTTTATATTTTTTATTTGTTTCTTTTTATCTTTATAAGATAACCCCTTTGTATATTTTTTAGGTATCATATATTATATTATAATATATATATATATATATTATAATATATATGGATACTTTTGATATAGTATTAATTAATATAATAAGTTATATGGGTGGGATTTTACTGGAATCGGTATATTCTTTAAATTTAAGAATTCTATATTAATTAAATCAGCGAGTAAAGATGACTTAAATAAATTATATGGAAATGAATTAGCTAGAAATTTAGCATCTATAGAAGAAGGAAATTATATACCCCCACAAGTTGTTCATTCTGTTCAACCTGTTGTCCGTTGTCCCTTCTGCACCACCTTTAAGGGAAATAAAAATAACAACTGAATAATTAATATATTAATAGTTCTATTTAATATTCAAAAGAACGACATTCTTCACAACTATCTATACATTTATTATTTGTTTCAATTGCTAAACATTTAGATATTGTTATATCTGGTTTTAATATATATCCAGCATAGTTTTCTAATTCTTTTGTTAAATCTAATATAAACGTAAACCTTTTACCCTTTCCTAATTCTTGTGTTTGAATTATAAATGATTTCATATCTGTTGATATTCCTACATTATTCTTAATACTTTCTTCTGTATATGGTACTACTTGACTTCCTTCACTATTAGCAAAAAAAGATATATTCATATCATTATAAAATTCTTCTAATATAGATGAAGCAGGGTAAGACCAGGGGTTAAACTTCATATAATTAGCTCTAAGTAAACCTATAATTGTGTTATTTTTAATAATATCAACATCATTCTCATCTGTCATTTTAATAATTTTCAAAAAACCTTCATCATATTTAAAATATATTGAATATTCACATAATCTTTTTAGACTATTTGGTAATATTTCACATAAAATAGGTTCTAATTTCATTTTTATTTCACGAGGTTCTCCAGCTAAATACCATATTGTTTTACTAACATCTAGTTGTTCAGGTGAAATGTTTTGTTCAGGTGAAATGTTTTGTTCTGATGATTTAGATAAAACTATATCTTCAGAATGTCCCCATTCTCCATGGGATTTAACAGAACCAAATGAATCTATATTATCATCATCAAAATTTGGTTCGGGTGTTACTGGTCTCATTTGTTCACCATGGGATTTAGCAGAATCAAAACTATCATCATAAAAATTTTGTTCAGGTGCTACTGGTCTCATTTGTTCACCATGGGATTTAGCAGAATCAAAACTTTCATCAAAATTGCGGAATGTAATTGGTATTGCTTGTTTTCCTAATTCTTCTAACTTTAATTTTGCTTTTCTTTCAAATTCGTCTTCTTTTAATTTTTGTTTCATGTTTGGACTATTTTTCCACAGTTGTAATTGTTTTACTCTATCGCTATCTATTGGTAATGGTGATGGAGTAATAATTTTTTTCTTTTTTGTTTTCTTTGAACTAACTTTATCTGTTTCCCATGGCCACTTCCAACCACCTTTTTGTTTAGATCTTTTCTTTTTATGTGTATATTTTTTTTTCATATAATATATAAAATATATTATTAATTTGAATATTATAAAAATAATATTTTATATTTATTATGACGTTTTTAGTTGTTGAATCTCCTGCTAAAGCTAAGAAAATACAAACCTTTTTTAAGGATAATAAAACTATTGTTAAATCATCTTTTGGACACATATGCAATTTAGATACTAAGAAATTAGATGAAATGTTAGATAATGGATTTACACCAATATATATCAATGATCCTAAGAAAAGAGATGTAATTAAAACTTTAAAATCAATAAAAGATAAAAAGGTTTTATTAGCTGCTGATGATGATAGAGAAGGTGATGCTATCGCATGGCATACAGGTAATTTGTTTAAATTAGATTATTCACAATGTAATAGAATTAAATTTAATGAGATATCAAAAAAGGCTATTTTGAATGCTATTAAAAATCCTACAAAACTTGATATGGATTCTGTAAAAGCACAACGCGCTAGACAATTAATTGATCTAATGATTGGTTATAAATTAAGTCCTCTATTATGGAAAAATGTAAAAACTGATAAAATGGGATTATCTGCAGGGAGAGTTCAAAGTTGTCTTTTGAATATGTTAAATAATAAACATTTAGATATTGAAAAATACTTAAAAAATCCAAAATATTCTCGTATTTTAACAGGTTCTTTTACAGATGATATTGAAGCTGATTTTAAATTTATAGATAAAAATATTACAAATGAAAATGTTAAAGAAATTTTAGATTCTTTTATAAAGGATAAACAATTTTTGATTGAAAATAATGTTAAAAAAGAAGAAAAAGTATATCCAAATTCACCATTAATTACATCAACACTACAACAGGCTGCTCAAAAAGAATTAGGGTTTCCAGTTAAAATGACAATGAATATTGCTCAAAAATTATATGATAATGGTAAAATTACATATATGAGAACAGATTCAACATTTATTTCAGATGATTGGAAAGTTACTCTAAAAGATAAAATTGACCGAGATTTTGGAACTGATTATTATAATAATAGAAAATCAAAAAAAGTTAAAGGTGCACAAGAAGCCCACGAAGCTATTCGTCCAACCGATATTAATGTTAGTCTTAGTGATAAATATGAAGATGTAGATATTAAATTATATGAGCTTATTAAGAAGAAAACAATTCTTTCGCATATGAAACCCGCTATATATGATACATTAACATTAACTATTGGAAATAATAATATAAATAAATATGGTAATTATGAAACTAAAATTAAATCTTTAAAATTTGATGGATATCTAAAATATTCTAATCCTAATAAAGAAGTCATTGATTTAAAAAAATACGAAAAATTAACTAAAATTAATTTATTAACTGCTAAATTTAAAAGTAAGGAGACTGAACCACCTAGTTTATATAATGAATCATCTATTGTTAAAAAACTAGAAACTTCTGGTGTAGGTCGTCCATCTACATATGCTACATTAGTAGATACACTTTATAAAAGAACTTATACAGAATTAAATAATACAAAAGAAATTGAAAAAGTTTGTAATATTATTCAATTAACAGAAAATAATGAAATTACAGAATATGAAGAAGAATATAAAGTTCCTCCTCAAAAAAATAAAATAGTTGTAACTGAATTGGGGAAATTAGTTTTAGATTATCTAAAGATTCATTTTCAGAATATACTAGATGAAGGATATACATCAAAAGTTGAAACAGATCTTGATTTAATTAGTCAGGGAAAAATTGAATGGCAAACTGTTATTAAAAAGGTTTATGATTCTATTATGCCTATTGTTATTAGAGAATTAGGTCCGATTAAAAGTTCAAAAGGAAATACATTATTTACACATAAAAAAAAAGATATTACACTTCATAAAGGTAATTATGGAGACTATATTAAATACAATGGAAAAAATCATAGTATAGGTAGTTATTTATCATATAAAAAGATTAAGAAAGAGGATTTACAATTAGAGGATTGTTTAGAAATAATCCAATATCCTAAGGTAATGGGTAAACATGATAATAAACCAATTGAAATTATTATTGGAAAATTTGGATATTGTTTAAGATATGATAAAAAATTTAAAAAGATATCACAAGATAAAAGTTTATGGACTAAAGAATATTGTATTAGATTAGTTAGTTAAACATATATATATTATAATATAATATATAAATGAATTTCAATAATTTACCTGGTGAAATTAAAAGTAAAATATATAAAATAAATAGAGATATAGATAAACATGAAAAATTATTAAAAAAATGTTTTAGTGAATTAGATTCTATTAAATTTCATGCTGTGCAATACATGGATTGGGTAATAGACTGTGTGGGTATATCTGTTTGGGAACATTTAAATGATTATGAAGATTGGACGAATTTAGAATTTAGAGATAAAATAGAACGAAAATATTTTTTATCCAAACATAATTTAGTTAAAATATTAATAAAAACAACTCATTTACAAGAAACCCAAATTATTATAAATTATTAATAGAAATAACTTATTTACAATAATATGGTTTTAATCCTGGTTTATCACAACCATAGCCATCATTCTGTCCTGGGTGCGGTGCAGTAGGGTCATATGATGGATCAGTATGACATTCTCCACATGGTCCTCCACAAATACCTGGTGGACAATCTGTTCCTGGATTAAATGGTCTACCTGGGGAATTTTTCATAAATTCAAAATTCATGAACATGCGTCCAACTACTAATCCCAAAATAAAACAACCTAAACATAATAACATATTATTATTTACTTTCATTATAATATATATATAGATAATATATATAGATAAAAAAATTTAAATATATAGTAATTATGGGTTGGTGGATAATATGTCATTTCTATAAATAATTTACGTATAAATTTAAATAATTTAAAGTATAATAAAGTATAATATGTATATGAATACTATCCAAGATATTCCTGGTAATGATTTACAAGTTTTTAAAGAAGAAGTTAAAACTTGGTTACAGTTAGATCAGGAAATACAAGAACATGAAAAAGTTATTAAAGAATTAAAAAAAAAAAGAAATAAAGAATTAGAACCAAGTATAACTACATTTATGGTTAAACATAATATTAGTGATATAAATGCTGGTCAAGGTAAAATTAAATGTGCACCTAGAAATACAAAACAAACTTTAAATAAAGGTTATATTGAAGAAAATCTAAAAAAAGTTATTAAAGATGATTCAGTTATTGAACAAGCTATGAGTAATATATTAAATAACAGAGAAGTCAAAACAACATATAAATTACAAGTTGCTAAAAATAAATAAATTATTAAATACTTGGAATATATTGCCATTGTAATTCCTGACATATTTTCTTCCAAATTCTATCTTGCTGTTGTAATTTTTCTCTACTTTTTAAAAGAGGGAAATATTTCAATAACTCATCTAATTCTAATAATTCACAAAATTTATGTAAAACATAAGAATATGATAAGAAATTTTTTCTTTCTTCTGGACAATGTTTCATAAATGGTGTTTGTATTTCTTTAAACATATTTCTTAATAATTCCTCATGTTGAGGTAATAATGAAGGAGCTTTATTTCCTGTTATAATATTTATTATGTTTGGTATATGTTCATAAAATTTATTATGTTTTAATTTTTTTAATATTTCTCTAATTTGTTTATTCGTTATTTTACTTATATCTATATGTTTATTTTTTTGTAATTCTTTTAAGACATCTGTATAAACATTCATAGGAATATCAGTAGTTTCTTTTGCTTGAAATTGTGCAAGCCATTCATTAAAATGATTAATGCGTTTATAAGCGAAATAACTAATTTCTCTTGGTGTTTCTTTATAAGATATCTTTTCATTATTCATTAATATTTTATCAGTATATCCACAATATTCGCATAAAATTTCACTTTCTTGTAATTTATATATCATACTGTTTTTACATTGAATACATATATGCATCATATCTTCTGTATCTTCAAAATTACTATTTATATACTCATCATCTACCTTTGAAAGATATGTTGATATTATATTTTCTGTTTTTTTATTTGTTTCATTATCTTTATCTTTGTCTTCACTTTTAAAAAAATCTAAAATATTATTTTTATTATTTGTTTTTTTGGTAGAAGCAGTAAATCCATTATTGTAGTATTCACTTAATATTAATCCATTATCTAAATAATATTCATGTTCTTCATCTTCATTATCAAAATTACTAATGATATCATTATGTATTACATCAATTGTTATCCTTGGATCTGTATGTTTCTTCTTTAATGGTTTATCTTTTATTGTAGACATTATTACTCTATTTTTAATATATCTTTAAATATACTTATATTTTAATTATTAATTACATTTATATAATGCAATTGGTTTATAGCACCAATTATTGTTTTTCTACTATTTTTTTTATTTTTTAATGTATTAATTAATGTATCCCATACTCTAATATATTTAAAATTATTTGTTATACCAATATTACTGGACTTAAGACCATTTAGATATTTAGAGTATGTCATTAATATTATATCGTTTATATTCTGTTTTTCACTATTTTTTTTTAAAAATGTAGCATAATCTAAAGATATCTTCCATGCTTCAGATTTATTGATATATTTAAGAACTTCTTTTTCACGATTATCCACAAATGCTTTCATAATTATATATATTATAATCTCTATTTTATTTTTAAATATTATATATATATAAATGAATACTGAAATGCAGAATTTACACAGTTCTTGGATGAGAAATATGTTACAAATTATTAGTATTGGTTTAGTATTAATTGCTTATTTTAAAGAAAATAAAGAATTAACCGGACATATATTATTACCTATATATATTATACTTTTTGGAATAATTATAGGAATATATTCGACTTATTTTACATATTTTTCAGAAGATACATCAGATCATAAAACAATAAATGGATGGAAATATGTAAGTATTATATTATGTATTAGTTTAATATATATATGTGTTTATGTTATCAAAGTATTATAATGATTTAGTATATGGAACAGAATAATAACCACAAAATATACTATAATCATAATTGCCATTATTATATTTATTATAGTTTCTATCTGCTTTTTCAGGGTCTATAATAATATTATTTGAAGCATCTACATTAGATACTTCATTATCTCCTGCTTTATGACTCCATTTATTATTGCTATCTTGTCTATAAAAATGATAATCTATATTATCGCCTTTATTATCTATTACTAATGCTATTCTATAATTTGTACATTCTATTTCTTCATACATATCTTTTAGTTTCCTTATACCTAATAAAGCATAATCTTTTTTTACTTTATTTATGATATCATTACAATCATATTTATTAAATCTATTACCGCTTAGTTCACCTGGTTGTAATTTCCCATTTCGTTCTCCTTCTTTTATAATTGTGTCAAATGCATATGAATAACAATTTGTAAGATCATGTTCTTTTTTTGATAAATTCCATTTTTCTGGTTCCCATTTAGGTTTATTACATTTATATGGATTCATTATATTTAAAAGAAATATAATAATTATATATATATATATATAAATGAAATTGATAAATTTAATATTTTATGCAATAAATATATTTTCTGTATTGGCTGGCAATAAAAATTGTGATGTATGCTTAGCTAGACAAAGGAATGGTGAGAATATAGCTTGTGGTAGTAATTGTATTACAGATAATACTTTAATTGATTACGATTGTCCTATACCATATGTAGATTGTAGTAATAATATTGCATGTCCCAAGGTTACGGAAATAACACATTGCTCTTTAGATGGTATTAATGGTTATACGACATATAGACTATCAATTGTATTAAAAGATACTAATAAGAATATATATGCTATATTTGGCGAACCATCACATACAATGTATATTCCACCTGCTTATCAAATAAAAGGCGCCTTTGGGACAAATATAGGGGGTGTTAGTGATGAAATATTAAGTATAAATCCTGATTCTTATTACGATTCTTGGTTAACTATTGGTATTGTTAATGGAGACTTTAATAATAATTTAGGAACAATTGGTATTGATTTTGAAAATTGGGAGAAAGAAGCATTAACAGTAAATAATGGTGCTATATTTACTGTTAATCCTGAAGAAAGGTTAGGGGAAAATGAATATATTATTGGTCAATTAACAATTTTAGATAATATTCAAGAAAATGTAATAATTAATATTCAAGGTAAAAATTCAATGTATCCTGATTCAGGGTCTTGGAAATTATATGATTTAACTTTTGAATTATCTAAACCAGAAATTATTAATAATATCATACCATCTAATTGTGAAATATGGTTTGATGGTTGCAATACTTGCTTAATTGTAAATAATCGTCCATCAACATGTACAGAATTACCTTGTCCCTTTATTAATAATGAAGAACCTAATTGTTTAAGATTTATAGATGGCCATTAAATTAATATAATATATATATTTATATATATGCCAATTTATAAAAAGGGGGGTGCTAAGGGTGATTGTAAGAAACCTAAAATTTGGAATCCAAATACAAAGAGATGTGTAAAAGATACTAAAGGTAATAGAAATAAGGGGGCAAAAACAGCAACACAAGATGTAATTGTTATTCAAGTTCCTGAACAAGGTAATTGTGGTAAAAAAACTCAAACAGGTGAAAAAGATCGTTGTACTAAGAATGGTAAATTTAGAAAAGATGAATGCAGTTTTAAAGACGGTAAATGCTCTAAAAAAACTAAAAAGCAATCTATAGCTCGTCAAGCACCAGCAGTAGCACCGGCAGTAGCACAAGCAGTAGCACCGGCAGTAGCACCGGCAGTAGCACCGGCAGTAGCAGTAGCAGTAGCAGTAGCAGCACCTAAAAAAACATGCCCACAAGGTAAAATATTAAACCCCAAGACTAATAGATGTATAAATGATACACCTGCCAATAGAAAAAAAATTAGTATAGAAACAGTTAATAATGTTGAAGGATCCCATATTAATATTATGACAACCCAATGTTCTTCTTATTCAAATATAAAAGATGTAGATATATCTAAATTTAAGTTTATTGATATATCCAATAAACCTGACTCAGAAAAATGTTATTCTGAAGCTCAATTAAAATTGATGAGAGATGCTTTAATTCCTGCTATTAAAGCAAAATACACATTACCCCCTAATACAGAAGAATTAAATAAAATTGCTGATAAACAATTAAAAAATTTAGTTATAACTAAATTAGTATATGATGACCCTGTAACTAATAAACAAATAAGTTTATGTGAACAAAAATTTTTAAATAAAGGATCATATGGTTCTGTTTATGAATTCTATAATGGTAATTATAAAGTAGCTGTTAAATATTTTAAAAATAAAAATGATAGTGAATTAAAGGTTATTCAGAAATTAAATAAACTTAAATTAGATTGTAAGACTATAAATGCCCGCGTTTTAGAACGAGGAAAGGGTGCTCACTTAGAAAAATATGCAATTATGGAAATTATGCACGGTGGTTTAAATAAAATGAATGGTAAATTAGACAGAAAAACAATTTGGAATGTTATTAAAGATATAGCATTACATCTAAAATGTTTAAATGATAATAAATTAGCTTATACAGATTTAAAAACAGCTAATGTATTATTTAAATGTAAGAATAAAAAAGAAATTGATATATATTTGGGTGATTTAGGAAGTATTTGTAATCGCGGACAAACTCATGTTAGCACCTGGATGCCTTGGGAAACATCTAGAGGATGGGTTCAAGGTGTAAAATGTAATGAACATACAATGGTTTGGCAACTTGCTATTGTTTTCTTAGAACTTGTTAAATGGAGAAAATATATTATATTTAGTTGGCAAACAATTAAGGATTATAGTGCTGAAAATATAACTAGATATTTTAATGAAATTATAAGATTATATAAATTAGATACATTAGTTTTTAAAGATAATGAAAATAGCAAATTTAAAAATGCAGGTGAATTATTTAGAGGTATGGTTGAATTTAACCCTAAGAAAAGGTGTAAATTAATAGATATAACTACATCAATTAAATTATAATATTATATATACTATAATGGGATATAGAAATAAAAAGTCTCTTAAGAAAGATAAAAAGATTAATAAAAAAACATTAAGTAAGTTTAAAAATACAGGTTATGAAAATATTATTAAAGGTGGTGTAAATACCCCACCAAAAGCTATAGCACCACATAATTTAGTAGACCCAAGAGCCCATCAAAAATGTAAACATTGTAAACGGTGGATAAATCAAGGCCAAGATAAAAGTGCTGTATGTTCACAATATGAATGTCAATATTGTCCAATATGTATTAACCCTCAATCTCCAGGACAAGTTTTTGTTTCACCCAATCCAACATTATCTCTATCTCCTGAACCTGAACAACGTATTGTTTCACCAAGTTCAAGTGAACAACCTGTAGTTTCTCCAAGTTCAAGTGAACAACATATTGTTTCTCCAAGTTCAAGTGAACAACCTGTTGTTTCTCCAAGTTCAAGTGAACAATCTATTGTATCGCCAAGTTCAAGTGAATCTCAATATGGTGATAGTGTTTATAGTTCCGCTTCTAGTGATGAAGGTGAAGATGAAATTGAGAATATTGATGATTTTTTAGATCAAGTTATTTCAAAATTACAAGAAATACTTGATTTATAAAATTACAAGAAATACTTGATTTATAAAATTTTTAAATCTATTTATTTTTTTCATTTTTTTAAAATACAAAAAAAAATATAATTTAAATATTAAAAATGCCTAAAAACAAATGGAATATTTCACTTACAAAAGGTTCTCAAATAGCCTATGATAATATTATAAGTATATTAAAGACTAATAATAATATAATGGATATTGAAAGTCTTAAAAGATTATTAAATATTAAGACACAACACATTTGTATTTTAAATAATTCTAAAAAGAAGAATTTAGGCAATTTTATAAAAAAGAACTATGACAATGGTATGATAGATTTAATTGATAAATATTCAGATATAGGTATATATTTCAAAAATAATACTGTTATGGTAAAATATATGGAAGAAGAGTTTTCAGATTGGGATTTTATTAATGAATGTGAATATTCATGATCATAAGTTTAACATTTTTATTGATTTTTCTTTTAGATCATTCATTGCTTTATTGTTATGAATAAATTTTCCAGATGGATTATAATCTTCTATAAATCTATAACTACCTGTCTCTTTTTTCGGTTTTTTCCGAACCTCTTTCTTTTCTTTATTCCAAGATATAAATATCCAATTATGTGTATATTCTTTAACTAATAAACCATTATTTTTTAATGCCCGAACAATATATTCTTGTAATTCACTTACATTATAAAGTGGAACACCTATAATAAATTGTGGAATTTGATATAAACATTCTGTTTTTCTATTTTCTGCATATAATTTAATACGGGTATGACATCTTAATAATATTTTATCAAATGTTTCATATTTTTTTAATTCTTTTCTTTTAGCAGAGTTATATAACTCATCGATATTTAATTGACTTGTCATTATGTATATATATTATGTATAATATTTTATGTATAATTTAACATATTATTATGAAATATATATTATGAATGATACATTATTAATAGGTGGAGGTGGTACTAAAGGTAATATATTAATAGGTGCATTAAAAGCATTATTAGATAAAGGTTTAATTAAAGAAGATTATAGTAATATAACAACATATGTTACGTGTTCTGTAGGTAGTATTATTGCTTTTTTAATGTGTTGTAATTTTACTCCAACAATGATTTCTAAATTATCAATTTCCTTAAATTATATAGAATTATTAGATTATGATGATATAGATATATTATTTAAAGAAAATGGTTTATTTAGTAATGATAAAATAATAAATATTGTGAGGAATATTTTATATACTTTATTTAAAATAAAAGACATCACTTTACTTAATTTTTTTAAATTGACTGGAAAAACATTTATCTGTAAAGTATATAATTTATCTGAATTTAAGGTTGAATATTTTTCCCATGAAAATAATCCAGATTTATCATTATGTGAATTAATTAAGATGACAACATGTATACCTATATTTTTCAAACCAATTAGATATAATAATAAATATTATGTAGATGGTGGTGTAAAGGGTAGTATGGTAGAATATAGTAATTATAATAATTACATTGGTTTATGTATTCACAATAAAAAACAAGTTACAGATGAAAATATTGATATTCAAAATATGAACCCTATAAATTATATTAAAAGAATATTAAAAGCATTGAGTAGTAATAATAATGATAAATATCCTCCAAAAATTATATGTGTCTACAATGACCAAGGGGAAGTATTAGATTTTGATATTAATAACAATAAGAAAACGAATGATATTAAAATTGGATATAAAATTGCAATTGATCATATAGAAGAATATGGTTTAGATATTAGGGATTAAACCCCCAAAGTAATCTATCTAATTTATACTGATCTATTTTATTTGATTTTACTTTTTTATTTTAGGGATATTATCTTCTATAGTATCCTCTCTACCCATATATTTGCATATAATATCATAATAATCTGATTTATTATTTATATTATGTATACTTGAGGTTGATCCACACCCTGTTGACATATATATATCTAATATACGCTGTTTTGATAATTTAGAATCATTTATAGATATACTACCTCTATTTTTTTTTTTATCTAAAGATATAACAGCTTTTAATATATTTTCATTTAATTCTTTTACTAAATTATTTTCTGATACCTTCCTTATAGCAAACTTTGAACCATAGTATTTTTTTTCACTATTGCTATTACTATAATCAACATATACACCATCATCTATTACCTCTTTTCTAAAATTCTTTTTGGCTTCTCTAAATTCTTTTCTTCTTTCATTATTAATTTTCATTTTTTCATAGTCTTTAACTTTTTTCTTATTTTTACGAACTTCTTTAATATTATTAAGTTTCTTATTCATTTCATTAACAGAATAATTAATTGGATATAATAAATTTGATGGAATATATAAGATATTATCATTAACATTAAATTTTACTTTTTTCATTTTTCTTGGTCCTCTAATATTATTTTCCATTATAATACCCCTTTCTCCAGTTTTAACATAATATACTTCTAAACCAGGTGTAAAATATCTATGTGGTAATTTCCTATAGAATACACCATTTGTAGAATATATGCCTTTTCTTGATTTTTTTCCATCACCTGTATGACCTCCGCCATAATTTTTTCCATTTTGATTTCCGGGTGACATATTTATATTATTAATATTAATATTCTTTTTTAAGTAATTTACCGATAATTCCTAGACTAACTGTCTTGGATGATAACTCGGACTTCGGTGTAGGAAATACCCACGCCATACCTTATATGTTAAAACGTGAAGGTTGGTGGAATATTGTATCTAGATTAAATAATGACGGAGATCCCCGCTATCGCCAGCACGGTGGATTTGTATATGCAAATATTGAGATGGATGCTACGGTTGCCGGGATCCCGGTCACCCTCCAAGTTGACATGCCAACTTGGCGGGCATCATACAAGGAAATGTTGATAAACTGGCTAGATGGGACAGTACCAGATCTCACCGAGGCAGATGGTCACGACTTCCCGGCAAATACTGAAGTTCCGCCTGAATATAAGTATAATGAATCATGGAATTGGGTTGCTTATATTTCTGCATACGGTGATGGCGACAACGAGCCGGCGCCGGGTGTCGACCTGAATGAGGCTACATATTTTACTTGGTGGTGTGGAGAGACAGATGGGTTGGCAACAGGACTAAATTATAGCTTTATGCATTCAGCTTGAGCCTCCCCTGACGTGTCACCTCAAAAAATTTGAAAAAAAGATAATATGTAAAACATACTCATTATGATCGCGAATACTTGCTTTAATAATAAGAGTGAATTTGGTTATAAGAGTTCTGAACTGAAAAGTGGAATATGTAAGTATATGAGAAGAAGTGAAAGAGATAAGTTCTTATGGTGTGTGATGGAACTTGGTAAATTTAATGATATTTCTTTAGAAAAAAATGCTGCTAAAGCTATTGTTACTAATCTTATTAATAGGATGAAAATCTTATTAATGGAGGATATGAATCCTGGAGATATAGATAGGATTTATAATGGTATTGTTTTATTGGATCAATATGAAAAAGATAGAAGTAATCGTTTTCTTTTGATGAACTTTTGTGATGTTGTTATGGGTGCGAGAAAGAATAGAGTTACGAGTTATGTAAATAATTGGTGGAGAACTCGCGATTTTAAACTTGAGGATCTTGAAATTGATAAGTGTTTAAAGTATAAATTAAAGGGAGATACTGATGAATTATTAATTTTAGGTGAAAACTTGATTAAGTTTATTGAGGGAAAAGATGAAAGGATTTTTGGTGTATATATGAAGATGGTGAATTTAGAAGGGAAAATGGGTTTAAGGTATAGGAGAAAAGACCCTGTATATTTGTTTTGGGTTATTATGAGAGATTATATGGTAAATGATAAGATGATTAAGATTTTTGATTTTGCTTTGAATAGATTCTTTAATAAGGGTATGAAAGAAAGATATTATTTTGGTGTATGGATAGGTGTAATGGTGTGGAAGATTAATCTTTTAGATTTTGATATTTATGAATATCCGAATTTTAAAAAAGAAGATGAAATAAAATATTATGAAAATATGGTAAAACTTAAATTGGATGATTATGTATTAAATGATTTTCATGTGAATAAAAACTTTGGACTTGCTAATTTTGCTTTAAATGGAGCTTTTGTAAAAGATGAATATATGGAATTATTAGGTGAAAATTCTGAAAAATATAAAGAGTATTATATTGAAGTTAAAAAGAATATTGATAAGAATAAAGTAAATAAGAAAAAGAATAAAGTAAAAATTGATATATTAGAGTTTATTGATTGGAAAGATATTGAGGTAGTAAAGATTATTGAAGAAGGTGTTTGTGGTGGTAAACTCCCTTGTATTATTGTGAATTATTCTGGCGATAAGAAGATCCTTAAGGAGATGGGAAAAAGTATGAATTATGGTAAAGATTATATTATTGTTGATGAGTGTAAGAAATTAGTTGGATTGAAAGATATGAATATGAAACGAATTAGGAGTAATAAAGGTTTAGTTAAAAAAGATAAGAAAAAAAGAAGTTATGTAAATAATTGTAAGATAGATGATAAAGATTGTATATATTGTATGATGGATTATTGGAATAATATTGGTGATTTGGGTAAGAATAAGGATAAGTTAAAGGATATTAAAGTAGTTGAAGAATGTTTAAAGATTAGATATTTTGATGGTTTGTTTAGAAGTAGTGATAATATTTTGAGGAATATTTTGGTAAATGAAGATGGAGAGCTTTTGAGTATTGATGAGGGAGATATTTTTGGAAAAAGAAAGTATATTTTAAATATGAATAGTGATTGGTGTAGGATTAGTTGTGATAAAGTATTAGTAGATAAGGTTATTAATTATTTTATAGAAAATAAGGAAATGTTGAAAATAAAAGTAAAAGAAGTAATGATTAAATATGATTTTGATAAAAGTAAAGAATTTAATGAAAGAATTAATAATTATAAGGATATAGTTGATTATGAATGGGATATATATTAAAAAAAATAATATAATAGATAATAATGTGGAAAGATATAACATGGTGCGACTTATTTCATATTATTATAGATGAGCTACATAATAGAGAATTAAAAATGCAAGGGAAATTATGATATTAATTTTTTATATTTTTCTACTAAATTTATTGCTTTTTCACTATCTTCATATTCTTTTACTTGACACCACTTTTCAGTTTCATTGTCTTTATAATGTTCGAAAAAATGTTTAATTTTAGATACTGTAACTTTTGGTAAATCTTTTAATTCATTAATATCTTTATAATTAATATCTACATCAGCAGCTGGTACTGTTATTATTTTTTCATCAATACCTTTTTCATCTTCCATAATTAAGACACCAATAATTTTTGATTTTACAACTATACCAGGATATATCGGATAATCACAAACTAAGAGTATATCTAGAGGATCACCATCTCCAGCAAGGGTATTTGGAATATAACCATAATTGCCTGGATAAAGCATTGATGTGTTTAAAATACGATCGCATCTCATTTTCCCTATAACTTCATCAAATTCATATTTTATAAATGTATTATATGGTATTTCAATTATAACATCTATTTCATTTTTATTTACATATTTTTCACAATAGTATTTACCTGCTATATCATACATTTTTTTATAATATGAATCCTCATCCATCTTTTATATTATTATATAAATTACTTTTAATTATTTTTTTTATATTGACCAATTATTTTATCTAAACGTGTAATTTCTTGCATGTGAAATTTATTATATTCATAATATTCATCTCTTTTTTCTATTGCCTTTTTTAATTCAGCTTGTATATTTTCTATTTCTAATTCTTTTATATCAATCATAGCTACAAGTTCTTCTTTTGATAATTGAAGATAATGATCTTTATTTTTATTTAACATTGTATATTATATATATTATATAATATTATTAAAATTTAAATTTATATGGATTATTTTCTTCTTCACCTTTAGGTAATGTAAACCATCCTTTATCATTATATATACATGCTGGTATTTTTGTATAATAATTTTCTACTTCTTCACTAGTCCATTGTTTTTTATTATTATGTTTATTTACATTATTATGTGCTTTAACTAAAAAATCACGTAAATTTTTTCTACTTTGTGTTGCGTTTTTTAGATTTTCTTCTAAATGATTTCCAATTTGTCCATCATTTGCAATTTCCTCATTTAAAAGGTGATTACCACAATAAGGGCATGGTAACATATATGGTAATCCTTTTAAGAAATTATAACAATGTGATTTATAAACTTCATTTGGTTTTTCTGGATAATTTTCAGCTATAACATGTAAAGCAGGCCATATTAAAGGGCCAAATATTAATGGGGAACCACTATCTTTTAATGGACACATATTTTTATATTTCCAACCAATCAAATTAGATGCTCCCATATTTATACCAGTTTTTTTATTAATTAATTTATATAATAGTTGAATTAATAATATTAATATTAATATTATTGATAATATTTTATATTTATTATATTTTATATAATTTAAAAACATATATATATATTATTTTTATTATTTTTTTTATTTTTTTTATTTTTATTATTTTTATTATTTTTATTATTTTTATCTTTTATATTTCTTCTTTGATTTTTTAGATACTTTCTTCATCCCACCTTTACTCTTTTTCTTTGTTAATTTCTTATTAGTTTTCTTTTTACCACCTTTTTTAGATTTAGATTTAGATTTAGATTTAGATTTAGATTTAGATTTAGATTTAGATTTAGATTTAGATCTTTTAGACACTTTTTTACCACCACATATCATATCTAATTTTTTTGAAGCTTTTGGATTTCCGATAGTAACTAAATCTGTAACTGTTCCAGGTTTTGCAAATTTTCTAACTAAATCTTCTATATTCATTCTATTTTTACCAATACGCCTTTTATCAAATATGGGTTCTTCTCCAGCTTCAATATCTTCAATATCGCATCCTTTTATATCTTTCAATGCTGCTTCAGATATTACTTGAACTGTTTCAAAAATATTATCATTTAAAGCCTCTTCTATACTATCTTCTCTTGCTTCTTGCCTTACTTTTTCTACGCCAAATGGAGCAAATGGTTGTATTAATAAACTATTATCTTTATTAGCAGAATGTTTTATATTACTTATAGCATCATCAACTAAAAATGTATTAAATTTATTAAATTCTGGTAACTCTTCATATATTTTTTCTAATTTTTTTGGCTCATCTTCATCTGGACTGATTTCTTGTATTTGTTCAACTCCCCATTTAAATATAAAAAAATCTTCAGGTAATCCTAAATATTCTACTAATAAATTTCCAATATTATCTGCATACTCTTCTTCTGAATATGTCCATAAAGCAACAGATATATCTGGATTATTATTATAATACTCTAATAATTCTTTTATACCAGGTCTCAATAAAACTATACTAGATGGTTGATCTTCTTTTCCTTCTCTAATATAATTAAATCTTTCTTGAACATCATCAGGTAGATCAAAAAATAATTCTGTGTATTTTTTATCTACATAATGAATTAATGTTTCATCTATATCAAATACTACTAATAATTGTTTACTCATTATAATATATATAATATTTAAATATATATTTATTAATAATAATATAGTTAATGGAATTTTCTGATTTATTTATAAATGAGAATTTAGTCAATTTAATATACAATAATCTTGTAATAAATGATAAAGTTAATTTTTCATCTATAAATAAATATTCTTATAATAATTATAAAGGTATAAATAAATTAAGAGTATATGAATATGTAAATAAAGACTATAAATTATTTAGAAAAGCATTAGAAAGGTTTAAATATTCACAAGAAGAACTATTAAATATTTCAGATATAGCTATTAAAAATATTCCAATAGTAAAAGAAAAAAAAACAGGGACATTTCAAACAAATGGTATTGAAAATTTATTTAATAATTATTATGATTTAAGATATCTTTTTGAATTAATTTTAAATGGATTAAATACAAAAAGTCTAGAATTTGATAATATAATGATGGGTACATTTAACCTTAATAATGATTCAAGATTAAAATTAATGTATATTATCAAAATTATTAGAAAAAATATTTCATTTAGTAGAACTGAAACTATATGGAAAATTAATAGTGAACCTTCTTTGAGGACATTGCATTCTTCATTTAACCCTTGTATCCCATGGGATACAATTAGTTATTAAAATATTTAGACATTTGTATGTTTTTATTTTCTAAACCACATCTTTCATAAAATGATTTTAATTCTTCTTTACAATCTAATATAACTTTATAACATCCTTCATTATTGCATATTTTTATTAATGCTTCTATTAATATTTTACCATTTCCTTGAGATTGAAAATTATTTCTAATAAAGACATCTTCAATATGTCCAATTTTAGAATAATTGTGTATCATTTTATAAGATATAATAATTGTTCCACAACCTATTATGTCTTCATCATTATATAAAACATATGTTGTTTGATTATTTGGCATATTATCAATATATTCTTTTAATTGTAATTCTGATACTATTTCATTTTTATCATTAAATTCTTTATTTATTTCATTATATAATATTGTATCATTAATATGTAATTTTCGTAAATTCATTTATTTATATTATTTAAACATAATTTTAAATAATATAATAGATTGATATAAAATGGAAACTATTAAATTTTTAGTTGAATATAATGGTGAAACAAGGGAAATAGAATGTATAGAAAATGATACTATTATAATTCTAAAAAAGAAAATTATGACTGATTTTAAACTATTAGTAAAATATATTGATTTAAATTTTACAATTGATAGACCTATTAGAAGTTTAGGTAAATTTAATTTAGATAAAGGAATGATGCCAAGAACATTTGATAATTACACATTAAATAGATGGGAATTATGTAATAGAGAGCTAAAATGCACATTTGAAGAAGTTAGAGATTATGATCCTAGCATAAGGAAACCATTTATAAAGAAGGCGAATACAGGGAGATATGTTCCACCATCACGTGCTCAAGAAATTCAATCTGGAGATGAATATGTTAAAAAAGAAGCTAATTATTCATTAGAATCAAATGATGATTTCCCTGCATTAGGTTCATAATAAAATAAAATAAAAGATATAATATATTATGAATCATATAAATTGGGAAGATATTGATGATACAATTGAAGAATTTTCTATGAATGGAAAAACTAGAATTGGGAAAATTATAAATATATATCATGATCATTTAGGTATTGCTTTTCCAATATATAAAAAAATATATAAATGGAATTGCGTACAAGAATATCCTATATTTTGTCCAATAGATGACCATAATACAATTAATATATGGAAAGGTAAATTACTCAATAAAATTGTAGAAGTAAAATGTAAGGAATTTGATAGTGATCATAATATTATATGTAATATATTTTTAGATGGAGAACTAATTAGTAATTGGATGAAAATAATAACAGAGTTTTCTGAAGTTCAATTACAAACAACTGCTTTATTTAATATTGATATATAAATTTCATTCTTTCAGTTATTTTTTTTGATAATTTTACATATAACTTATCATCATTTTTCAACCACTCTTTATAGTCTTTTATAGATGCATTTTGTAATAAATCATCATTTTTAATTCTAATTAATTCATGTATTAGTTCTATAATTTGATATGATATTCCTGTCCTATTATAAAAAATTATATTATGGTCAGGTTTAATTATATAATTTTCTGAATTATGTATATATGAAAATTTATCATAGTGTGAATCATGTATTATGTAATGTGCACCAGCTATATTTTCCCATCTTTCAATATACCACTCTAATGTTTCTTTTTTTTCTAATTCCTTTTTTTGTTTAAGGATATATTTACATATATCTACATTATGGTTTATTTTTTCTTTTAAATATAATAATATCGTTTCATCTGATGAAAGATGTCTTTTATAAATATCCATATTATAATGATTTATAATAGAACTTTTAAATTAGTTTTATGATAAATATTTTTAATCTTCATCACTGTCTATTATTAATTCCCATGTATTTAATAAATTCTCAAAACTATTACTCCTTGTTAATGTATTTTCATCTAACATATAACTTCTAATACTTTCTGATTCTGTATTTGTTAATGGGTATTTATCTTTTAATAAAAACCTTAATTCAATTAGTAAATTTTTCTTTTGATTTTCATTTATTTTTATAAAACTATAACCTTTATCAATCATATCACAATATAAATATTTAAATCTCCTTGGAGTAATATCATTAATTTCTACATGTTTATGCATTAGTGATAATGCTTTATTTTCATTAACTATTAAATAATTTGTATCTTGTAGATATAATGTATCTATTTTTTTAAAAGATTTTGCCCATATTGATGGATCTTTACCATTAGGTGGGGCATTTAAATATTCCCAATCATAAACACCCCCCATATCATTATATTTGCTTTTTATTTTATTTACTTCATTTAAAGCATTCTGAAATGTTCCACTTGTAAAATCTCCTGACATCATACCCATTACTATTTTTTTTCTAGGATAACCATTTTTAACTATAGAATTGTATGTTTGGAATGAAAATGAACCACCATAACATTGTGTATTAAACCAACTAATATATCCCCCATGTGATTTATATAAATCTTTATAAGAAAATCCACCCATCCCAGATCCATCTGATATTAATGATGATCCAACTGGTGCCATAGTTATTGTAAAATTTTTACCTAAATCTTTATTTATAGCTTCTATTAATTTTCTAACATTTTTTATATCTACCTCTTCTTCAATATCTAAATCTATTCCGCTAATCCAAGGTTTAGATTTAATTAATTGTATTAATTTAGGATATGTTTTTTCATAATCATTAAAAAATGGACCATATGCTCCACCTGCTCCACCCATCATTAACATTATTTTTACTCCCTTTGTTTCTAGTTCTTTTGTTTCTTTCCATAAATTATTAAAAATTTTATCATTTGGTTCATTATCATTTAAATATATTTTTGTTTCATCCTTAATAACATCAAAATGCAATGATGATATAATTATTACATCTGTACAAGATGGATCATTTAAAATATCTTGTAATCCTACAAATGTTTGATAATAATATATTGTTTTCATATATATATATTAAGAATATTATATTTAAATATATATATAATGGTTTATCAAAATATATCTACTTTATTACTAGAATTAGCAGCAATTAATAATGAAAATACAATAGAATATACTGGAAATATTAAAATAAATTGTTTAGAGATAAATAATAACCTAATACCTTTATTATTAGGTTCAGGTATAGGATGGTTTTTAATCGGAAATATATTAATAAAAAATATAAAAAAATATTGTTTTAAAAGGAATACAGTAGATGATGATATATTATTAATGGCTAGTCATGTTTCAATTAACGACGCATCTTAAAATTCTTTTGTCTTTTACTCTTAAAAGGCTTATTTGTATGTTTATTATTTAAATGTTTATGTTCTTCGCGACTTTGATTAATCGATTGATTTCGATGTTCGATTTTATTAATATATTCTTGAATTGACATATGCATCTTATTTTTTTCATATTTTTTTGTTAGACGTAATCTTGTTACAAGTCGTGTATTACGTCGTTCAATTAGATGTGTTCCATATATACTCCTTGAAAGTGGTGGTCGTGCTAGAATTATCGTATAACGCGGTGGAGGTGGAATAATATATGCTCCTCTATTCATGTATATATCAAAACTTGTCATATTATTAATTTCATTGAAAATTCTATTTTGTATTAGACCCATTGAAGAATAATTATATGGTGGGTTACCAATTAAATTATCCATTAAGGTCCCAATACTAATATCAAAACAAGGCATAATAGGTTCCGGTTTTTGATGTAATTCTTTTAGTTTCTTTTCGAGATTTGTATCATTGAGTTCTGTAATGTTAATCCTACAATTTGGACAACATAATTTATTTGTACCATACTCAATTGATTTCATTTTATGATCAATACATTCTTCAATACAATCTTTATGAAATAGATGTTCACAAGACAAAGTTATTGAGTCATCCAAATGAACTTCGTCCAGGCAAATGGAACAGGTATTCATATTGATTTATAATTTGAATAATTTTTTATATTATTTTCAAATTTATTAAGCTTTTAATGGAAGAAATCAATAATTTACAAAAAGAGATAAATGTATTAAAAAATATGATAAATTACAAAAAAACTAGGAGTAATGTAAATATTATATCTAAAAAAGATTTACAAGATATAGTAAAAGAAACCCTTATTATATTAAATGGTAAAAGTAATATAACTGAGATATCTAAATATATATGGAAAAAATATAATTATAAATTATTAATATCTGGTGATATATTTTATACTTGGCAATATGATATACGCTGGGTTGGAACAGAATTAAGGAAATTGGGAATTATTAAAAATAATTGTAAAAGAGGTGTATGGGAATTAAGTGATTCATTTATTCAATCAAATAAGGTCTGATATTTACATCAATATAATTTACAATCTTATTAATGCAGTCTTGCCAGAATACTTCATCATGATTATATTTGACTTCATTACTATCATCATCATAATGTTCAATATGAATAGCATTTTTCATGTCAGATAGAAACATATATGTCTCTAATTGAACTAGTTCATAATCAGGAATACTATTAAATAATCTTTTAGTCCTATTTTTTGTTTCAACTATATACTCATCTGTAATTCCATCCATTTTACCACGGACAACTAGTTCATAAACATTATCTGGTGAAGTATACAAAACTTTTTCATACATCTTTGTATTACGAGACCCAATTACTATATTTCTCTTTTTTTGAATATGATCTAAATTATTATTTTCTTTAATATTCCCTCTACGCATCATCAAATCTTTCTTAATTGATGTCTCTAATGTTTTTAGTCCTTCTTTTCCATTTAGATTATTATGAATTAATGCTCTTGATTGATCTTCACTAATATTTTTTGAATATGATTTACCCATTATAACCCTTTTAATTGTATTTTCAACAACATTAATATCACAATTTGGGTCTAAGTTCATTTCTTTTTTTATAGTTTGAATTGTTGTAGGATCTAATTTCATAAGCGTTTCTTCTATGTTTGATTTTGGGATATGAATCTTCTTAATCTTATTAAAATTTAAAATATTATGAATAGTTTTTTCTTTTGCCTCATATTTATTATGACCTGTTAACTTAGCAAGATTACTTGCCTGAAGTTTAATTGTCTTCATTTTATAATATTAATGATATTTAAATACGTATATTATTTCAAATTTATTTAAAGAATTATATATATATCTAATAAATGAAAGTAGCATTTTGTATTCCTTCAACATCTAATAAAAGAGACTGGAAAACTACAGGCGATACATATTTATGTAAATATTTATTACCTTCATTAAATTGTATATTTAATGGTAATAGTAATATTGATATAGAAATATATATTGGTTATGACCATGATGATAAATTATATAGTAATATACAATTGCCAAATAATATATCTTATAATAAAAAAATTACTAATTTAAAATGGTTAGAATTTAATGGTTATAAAGGAAATCCATGTGGAATATGGAATGAATTAGCTAAAGTTGCATTTAAAACAAACGAATATGTATTTATTTGTGGAGATGATATTGTTTTATCTCAGGAGAGTAATTGGTTACAAGTTTTTATAGATAAATTAAAAAATAATAATAATATTGGATATTCAGCTGGTTGGTCAAATAATAATAATATTCCTACACAATTTTTATTGCATAGAACACATTTTGATATATTTGATTATATTTTCCCACCTGAAATACATAATTGGTATTGTGATAATTATATGAAAGAATTATATGATAATGGTCATAGTAATTGGATGTGGGAATATAAACATATTAATGCTGGCGGACAACCTCGATATGAACCAACTAAACCAGATGATAAGAATATATCTCTTACACCAGATATAGATAATATATTACAAACCCTAGGAAATCAAGGATATGTTGATTCTAATATATTATATAAAAAATTAGTAAAAAGGGATAAGGAAAAAGTAGATAATTTTATTCAAACAGAGTTACAGAGAGAAGAGTTGTTGAAGGAAAAATTACACGAAGAAAAATTACACGAAGAAAAATTACACGAAGAAAAATTACACGAAGAAAAATTACACGAAGAAGAATTGTTGAAGGAAGAATTGTTGGAGGAAGAATTGTTGGAGGAAGAAATACAAGGTGAAGAGTTATTAAAGGAAAACAATCGTAAAATAAGGGAACTAATTGAATCTAAACTTAAAGTTAAAAATAATTTTCATATTTTATCAATCAATGATGAAGTTAGTTCGCTTATATATGAAAGTTATAAATTATTGAAAAATGATAAATATACAATTGATAAAGATAATTTTGAAACAAAAATAGATTATATGAAAAAAGAAAAAGGTATTTTATTTGAAGGATCTACAGGTTTTTTTGGTTTTTCATCTACTGTTTTACTTTCATTATTATTAGCAGATATAATTATAAAAAATAATAATGGAGAACATAATAAATTTATTGAAGATACATATAAAAATTTAAATAAAGAGTTTATCAAACCTACATTGTTTTCTATATCTTCTAATATTAAAAATAACAATTGGACAACAGCACTAAAAGGACAACAAATTTTAATTATATCAAAGTATTCTAAAAATATAATGAATGTTATTAATGACAGAGAAAAAATTTATGATATAGATTTATTTCCAGAATGCGAGTTTCTATTTATCGAGACACCAGATATAAGCAATGAATCTAAAATAGAAAACTATAAAAATATTATAGATAAATATGAAAATAAAATAAATGAAATAAACAAATATGTAGATGTTGTACTACTTGATGCAAAAGGTTTAAATAATGTATTTATAAAGTTTTTAAATAAATGTAATAAATCTACAATAGTTCTAGGAAAACAATTAAAATATTATTTTGGAATTTATGATAATGAATTTATAGAAAATAATAAAGAAGAAATGAAAACATATTTAAATAAATATTGGGTAAAAGTTTAATAATCTTGTAATTCCAATAATACGTCTCTTAATTTAATTCTTGAATCTTTTGGTTTAAATACATTTTCTAATAATGTAGCCATATTTCCTGTTTTTGTTGGGACTCCTGTTAAGTTATATTTTGCAATAATAGAATCTATTTCTGGTGACACACTATTATAATATACTAAAGCTGGATATCTAAATTGTTTAGATTCTTCCATTATATTTCCATTCCAACCAAACCACTTTATTGTTTTGTATCCTATTAATTCTAAGAAAATGACACCAATATCCCATACCATAGTTTCTTCTTCACAAGGTGTGTTACCTGCATCATCAATAGATTCTGGCGGTGGATATGTTCCCGGACCAGTTTCACCTCTTCTTCCAATAGAACCTATATCTCCTAAAATTATCTTGATTTTACCCATTGCTTCTGTATCTTTATAACACTTAAATAAAGCATTTCCCGATTTCAAGTCTGTATATGCATATTCAGGCCATAAACAATCAAATGATTTTGTTATTTCTTTAGTTATTTTAATAGAATCATCCATATTTAAATTTCCTTTTTTAATAAGATCTCCCAGTGTTCCATCCATTAAATCCATTATTGATAAAAATTCAATTGTATTACTTCTATTTGTAAATTCTAAAATTCTAGCATTTAATGTATCACAAAACCCTGGATTTACGGTAGGCGAATCTTCTAAACTTAATATTAAAGGTATTTCTTCATCATCTTGTTCATTATAAGTTTTAACTGCTACTTCATAATATTTATCACCTTCTCTTCTAGGTCTTTTCCAAATAGCACCTAAATCATCGCCAAATTTATCTAAACCACCATATTTTTTTCTATAATATGTTCCCTTTCTATTTTGACTTTGTAATTCTTGCCAACCGGGGGGAAGTGGTGTTTCATTTGAATATTTTAAAACGTTTCCAAAAGAACCGTGACTAATATATTCTATAACATTTAATTTAACACCTTCATATTCTAATATACATGGTATATTTTCTAATTTTAGTTTTTTTCCTAAATCAACTTTAATATTACTAAAATCTGCATTTATCTTTTCATCAGAAACTCTGACTTTATTTAAATCAATTACTATATTTTTATTATATTTATCTTTGCAATATTCACTATTTAATATACCAGATGGTTGTATTGGTGTTTGCATTTTTGGTTTTGCTACTTTTCTCATTAATTGTTCTGGTTCAGGTGCTTCTTGTCTAACAATTGTTCTTTTTTTATACAACTTAATTGCTTTTTTATTGCTTCTATTGTCTAAAATCCATCGTCCATGTACTGGATTCCATATATATTTACGAAGATTACCATCTTCTCCCATAACTTCTTTTCTTTTGAAACTATCAGGTTCATGTTTTTCATAATAATCTAATGGTGTTTGATACATTTCTAACAATTGGTCTAATTCTTCTTCTTCTTTATCTAATGATTCTATATCTTTTAATCCAGCTTGATAACCTTCATCATAACCTTCTTTATTAGTATCACGAAAGTCTTTTTCTAATTTATCATATCCATGATCATATCCTAAATTATATCCTTCCATATATTTATCTTTAACTGGACTACTTTTTTTTATAGTTTTTTTCCCCGATTCTCTTATAGTTTTTAATTCCTCTCTTTTTCTCCATCCTGGTATTAATGAATCCTCTGGAATAAATTCTGGAACATATGGTTTAGAAAATATACCTGGGGCCATTGAGAATGGATCAAGATCATTTGGTCCTTCCATATTCTTATATATATATATATATAATATAATATTCTATAATATATATAATATAATATTCTATAATATAATGAATAATATAATGAATAATTATTTTTCTTGTCCTATATGTCTAAAAGATAATATACTTGAAAATAATATATATACAACTAATTGTAATCATATATTTTGTAAAAGTTGTATTGAAAAGTGGTTTAATAAAGGGAAAAAAACATGTCCAATGTGTATACAGAATATTATATCATATAAATATAATAATGAATATTATAAATTAGTTTTTAAAGAAGTCCATATTGGACAAAATATATATAATACTGATAGGGATATTAATAGGGATATTAATAGGGATAATATAGAAAATGTATTTCCAAACCATATGTTGATTAGTAAGTTATCTTTAAAAATAACTAATTATACTATGTTGGGGTTATTTTGTCTAAGTAGTTTATTTTTTGGAGCTTTATTATCCATAATACATGAAAGAAATGATTTACAAGATGAATTAGAACTTTATACAAATAATTTAGTAGATGTTAGAGTATACCAATTTACATCTCCACTGTATTGTAGGGTATCTAAATATATTATAGATAATTGTCAATAGATAATTATCAATAAATATTTAAAGTTATTATATGAACCAATAATATTATGATAATTGAAAATGAAGTAAAATTAGATTTTAAAGATGTCTTAATTCGTCCAAAAAGATCAACATTAAAGAGTAGATCACAAGTTAATCTAAATAGAACTTTAAAATTTAGACATGTAGAAGATTATGAATGGAATGGTATACCTATAATGGTATCTAATATGGATACTACTGGGACATTTACTATGGCAGAACAATTATCTAAAAGTAAAATATTTACTAGTATTCATAAATACTATAATGTTAATGAATGGTTAGATTTCAGAGATCTTATGAAATCATTAAATATGAATTTAGATTATGTTTCTGTTACAAGTGGTATAAGTGAATCAGACATTTCCAAATTAGATAATATATTAGATAATATTCCTGAATTACGATTTATATCTCTTGATGTAGCTAATGGCTATACTGAAAACTTTGCAAAAATTGTAGAAAGTGTTAGAAAAAAACATCCTACAAAAGTTATTATTGCTGGAACAGTTGTTACTAGAGAAATGACAGAAGAGCTTATATTAAGAGGTGCTGATATAATCCGCGTTGGTATTGGTAGTGGTAGTGTATGTACTACTAGAAAAAAAGCAGGTGTTGGTTATCCACAATTATCAGCTGTCATTGAATGTTCAGATGCTGCACATGGATTAAGGGCGTATATTGTATCTGATGGTGGTTGTACTTGTCCAGGCGATTTTGGCAAAGCATTTGGGGCTGGAGCTGACTTTGTTATGGGTGGTGGTGTATTTTCAGGACATGATGAGAGTGGTGGCGAATTAATTGAAAAAGATGGTAAAAAATTTAAAGAATTTTATGGAATGTCTTCATCTACTGCTATGAATAAACATAGTGGAGGTGTAGCTAAATATAGAGCAAGTGAAGGAAAATCTGTATTGATACCATATAAGGGTCCGGTTGAAGAAACTATAAATGATTTACTTGGTGGTTTACGTTCAACTTGTACATATGCTGGTGCTCCAGAACTCAAACACCTTTGCAAATGCTGTACATTTATTAGAGTTACTCAACAATTAAATGAAGTTTATGGAAAATCTTAGAAGGTTTTAAATAATTTATTAATATATTTTTTTTTATATATATGTGTGGTATAATCGGATATTTAGGTGAAGATTATTCTTTTGATTATATATTAAATGGATTAAAACAGTTACAAAATAGAGGTTATGATTCTGCAGGCATTTTATCTATTAAAGATTCTAATTTTTTAATAGACAAAATTGTATTAAATAATATAAATAATAATGGATTATATGAATTCAATAAATATAAAGAAAAATATAATAATTGTAATTTAGGTATAGGACATACTAGATGGGCAACACATGGTCCCATATGTATAAAAAATACGCATCCACATATAAATAATGATAATAATATAGCTATTGTCCATAATGGTATAATTAATAATTATTTACTATTGAAAGATATATTAAAAGGTTATACATTTTATTCTGATACAGATTCTGAAGTTATAGCAAATTTATTAGATTATAATAAATGTGATGATAACATGATTACTATCCAAAAAACTATAAATATGTTAGAAGGAACTTTTTCTTTGATTATTTCATTTCTTAATGAACCTGAAACATTATATATTACAAAAAATGGTAGCCCATTGTTATTATCTTATACAGATAAAATAGCACTAATTAGTTCTGAAGAAAGTGGTTTTAATAATATTACTAAAAATTATATTAGATTAAATAATAATGATATTTATAAGATATCTTATGATAATATGATAAATATAACAACAAATGTTAATGAAATTAAAGAATTAATAGAGAATAAAGATTACCTTAATAAATCAGAAAATAGTTACAAACCTTTTAATAATTGGACAGAAAAAGAAATATATAAACAAGATATTAGTTTATATAATTGTATAAATAATGGAGGTAGAATAAAAAATGAAGAAGAAGTAATGTTAGGTGGTTTAGAAGAAAATATAGATATATTAAAAAATATAGATAATTTAATTATCTTAGGTTGTGGTTCTTCATATTATTCTAGTTTACTTGGTAAATTTTATTTTAAAGAATTAAGTAATTTAAATATCATATTACCTATAAATGCTTGTGAATTTGAATTAGACGATATACCTAAAATAGGAAAAACAGCATTATTATTTTTATCACAATCTGGAGAAACTATGGATCTATATAAGATTTTAGAAAAAGTAAAAAATATGGATATATTAACTATTGGTCTTATTAATTCTGTTAATTCTACTATAGCTAATGAAACAGATTGTGGAGTTTATTTAAATATAGGTAAAGAACATGGTGTAGCGTCAACTAAATCATTTACAAGTCAATGTTTAGTATTATGTTTAACTTCTATATTCTTATCACAAATACATAATATTAATAATAATATTAGAAAAAAATATATAGAAGAAATTAAATCTATTAATTATGATGTTAATTTACTATTAAAAAGTATAAATGAACAATGTAAAAATATATCAACTGTTTTATCAAAATATGATAATATATTTGTTATTGGTAAACATCAATCAGAATCTATTGCTTTAGAAGGTGCTTTAAAAATTAAAGAAATAACATATATTCACTGTGAAGGTTATTCAGCTAGTATGTTAAAACATGGTCCATTTAGTTTATTATCTGAAAATACACCTGTAATTATTATTATACCAGATGATAAATTTTATGATAAAACTTATAGTGTTTTAGAACAAATTAATTCTAGAGGCTCACCTATATATTTAATATCAAATAAATATATTAATGGAATTGATAAAGAAAATACAATTATTATGCCTAAAAAAAATAAATTATATTCAATATTGAATATTATACCATTACAAATAATCGCTTATTATATTTCTATTTTAAGAAATATAAATCCAGATTTCCCCAGAAATTTAGCAAAAGTAGTTACAGTAGAATAATAATATAATATAATATATATATATATATATGCCTAAAAAACAAAAGAAAAAGGCTACATTAAAAAAAAAAAAGATACAATCCACTGATTTTGTCCATTTCGGATGTTGGAATCAAGGATTATGTGATATGGTTGAAAAAAATAATCCATTATCCAATGTAATGTTTACATTAAATGAATATGTGAAACATATTGATATTGATTTTATAACTGTTGCAGGAGATAATTATTACCCAAATAAAATTAAAATTGGTAAAGATAAGAAAATTAAAAGAATATATGATAAAAATTTAAAATCTGGATTTGATTGCTTACCTAATGGTAAAGAAATATATATGTTACTTGGAAATCATGATTTGGAAACAAATTTAGAAAAAAATCCTAATATATTTATAGAAGATACTGATACATTAGAAGAAAACTGTTATATACTTAGTAAAGAATTAGAATACTCAGATTCACATAAACCCCCCATTAAATTTGTATTTAATCAAAGTAAATTAATTGATAAAACATTAATTTTAATGATTGATACATCTTTATATTCTAAAACACCAGAAGAATATTTACAATGTTATAATAATTTATTATCAAAAAATTTAAAATCAATCGGGGATATTATTAAAATTCAATCTATGTTTGTTTTAAATAGTATTAAAAAAAATATGGGACGTTTTAGAAATCTTGTATTAATTGGTCATCATCCAATTACTGGGAATAAGGTAAAAAATGGTCTGAAATTAATTAAACCCTTTAAAGGTTTTATAGATTTATTCGTTGATATTTATAATATATTAGGAGATACCGTCAATTATAATTATTTATGTGCTGATTTACACTTACACCAAGAGGGATATGTTAGAATAAATGATATGGTTATAAATCAATATATTGTTGGAACTGGTGGAACTAAATTAGACGATAATTCAAAAGTATTTCAAGAAAGGACTATTACGACTGTGGGTGGTCATAAAATTGTTTATGATATGACATTAAGTGATAAAGTTTATGGATTTTTACATTGTTCTGCTAGGGATGGCAAGTTTAATTGTGCTTTTGTAAATACTCTTCAGAAAGGTGGAAGAAAAAATAAGGTTGGTGGGATGACTGATGAGGTTAGACAATATTGGGAAGAAATTAGTAGACAAAATCCTGATCTTATTAGAGGCATTTTAGCATTAGATGAAAAAAAACCATCTGATTTAGTTGAAATTATTAGAACACCCGAAAACTATAATTCTTGGGCTCAACTCAAAGAACTAGATACTGGTAATACTTATCCACCATACGAGCAAGCTAAAGCAGAGGCAGAAGCACAACTACAACCACAACCTGGTACATTTTTAGGAGATAGGATTGCTGCTGTTAAACAAACATATGCCAATTTTAAACAATCCCTCCCTGCTCCAAACCTAACCATGGCATTGCCTTTTTTTGGTATTCGTTTTTATGAAAGTCGAGATAAAGGTATATATGATAGAGATGTTCTTTCTAATATACAAACTGTATCTAGAGAAAATATACAAATAAATCAATGTGTTCCTGCACAGATTGATGCTTTAAGTAAAATTGTAAAAGGAGAACAATATATGAATGCTGATGAATTTAATACTGTTGATTGTCCTCTTTTAGGTAGTCAATATTATACAAGCGGACCAACACCTATGCAAATAACAGAAATGATGAATAGTCATTTAATAGAAATTGGTGAAAATTGTATAGGTCCTCCACAGACTAAATTTTTTCGGTGGGATGCTCAGAAATCAATGTATTATTCAAATAACTTCCCATTAATTCTATTAATGAATCTTAGAGATACCTTTGCAAAGCCACTATTTAAAAAATATGGAAATGATACTACAAATATAGATAAATTAGAATATGTATTTATACCTATTCTTTACGATATAGGTCAAGGACAAAATAGCAAACAAGCACACGCAATGAATATAATTATCGATTTAAGTTATTTAAAACAACAAAAAAATATGGATTTTTGGAATGTCTCAATTGACACACTACCCCAAGACCAATACAATAATTTTATTATCGAATGTTCTAGATATATAACTATATTTGATACAACCCATTGGAAATCTTCTATATCATCGTGGTATGAACGCGAAATACAAACACAACTTAATAGTATAGGACCTGATGTATATATGGTTTTGGAATATTACCCATTGATTTCACCTGGCGGAATTGAGGGTTGTACAGCCCATAATCTTAATATTGCAGGTGGTTCTAAAAAAAGAACTAAAAAGAAGAAGTATAAATAAAATTTAATATAATGATATATCTAATCCAATGATATATCTAATCCAATGATATCCCTTAAACCTATATTTTTATTATCTCTAGATTGTATTGGTGTAACATAATGCCATGATTTCTGGTCTTCTTGAAAAATACCATAATTATTATTTAATGTTGTTTTATATATTTGCTTTTTATTTTCATTGTAAATAATACTTTCACCTCCCGTAACATTTTTTCTATTTAATACAAATGCAGAAACAATGTAATCTGCACCATCTCTATGAATGCCTTCTGGACTGTTATGTGCCCCAATACTATTTGGGTATGCTAATTGCCTTACCTGATGTAATGTAATATTAACTGCTTTTACTTCTTTTTTTGTATTCATAATTGATGCCCCTGATATATTTGTAAGCAGTTCTAATAACCATTTATCTTTAATAAATTTATTTTCTAGTAATTCAAATCTACGTAAATCACCTCTACTATCTTTAACATTTTGTTTAAATACATTACAACTATCATGATATATATGATATATATTATTTGTATAAGGATGAATTACATATTTAGAAAATCTCCTAAACCTTGTTGGCGGATTATTATTTTCTAAATATTTATCAATTGGTAGATTATCATAAGATTTAATAAATGAATATGGTAGTTTTCTAGAGCAAATATCTTTATTGGTAAACTTAATATAATCTGTATTTGCTATATTATTTATCTTATTCCAATTAGGTTTACATGTCCTAAGATATTGCATTTAATATACATAAGTAATATACTTTATTTATTTTTAAATATTAAGACATAAAATATTTTTCTATAACCCATTTTTTTTCATTGCGATCCCATTTAGCTCCATGTTCTTTAGCAAATTCTTCATTTATTATTGGAATATCTATATATTTACATATAAGTGGTCCATATTTCTCTTTTTTCTTTACTTTATCATATCTATAAAAACCTTGACGATAACACCATGTATTATATCTTGTTGAGTATCTTCTAATATGATGTAATAGAACCATTGTTTTATAATATATACTTATTTATATTTATCAAATTTAATCCAATTTAGATTAATAAGAATATATAAGAATATAATTATATATATAATATAGATAACATATGTCAATAATATCTGTACCAGAAGAATATTGGCTAAAGGTTGATAAATTCAATATATATAATTGGGGTATAGATGAAGTTAGAGTAATACATACGATGCCAAATGTTTTAATACAAGATTTTTATGATACATTTTATGATTTTGATAAAGTTTGTGAAGAAATATTTAAAAGACATAAAGAAGGTAAACCTATAAAGAAAGCCAAAGTCCATACACCATATATAAAAAAAGATACACCTAATTTAATTAGAGCTACTTCAACTGATATATCAAATAATATTAGTAACAAAAAACCACCTAAATATAAAGAAACTATAAACTATACACAAAGTTTAGATGTTTTTCAAAAAATAATACCTAAAAAATATAGAAAAGATATAAATAGTTCATTGCCAGCACCTTGTTATATGGTAAGAGATTAAATTTGATTTTTAATATTTATTTATAAATAAACCTTATGCATTCTACATATGGTCAAGTGTCTATAAATACAAAACCTTATCATATAAAAGTAAAATCATTAGAAGAATTACAAAATGAAGCGCGTATTAGAAATGATAAAAAAGTAGACGAATTATGTAAAAATATCGGATTATGTATCGGGTGCTCTCTTGTTTTATTTATAATTTTATATGTAATTATTTTAATTATTATGTTTGAAATAGATTAAAGTGCCATGGCATCCATGTCTGATTCTAGAATATCTACTTCTGATGAATGTCCATCTGGTGGTGCATCTGCTTCAATTTGCTTTTGCCAAGCTAGTTGCTGCTCCATAAGCTTCTTCTGATTATCTTCCATTGCCTTTTGGTGTTCAATGCGCGCCTGTTCCTTTTCTTGATTAAGAATTTGGATCTTTAGTTGTGCCTGCTTCTTAGCTTGCTCTGTCATAACCTGTTCTGGGATAAAATACATTGGTGTCGTAGTTGGATCATTATGGTGAATATAGAGGTGTAGATCTGTCATGATTTCCATGGCTTCATTTAGAAACATGAGCTTCTTGATATCAATATCTGAACGCTGTCCGTATTCACGTGTATCTGTAAATGTGTAACGGACATTATTCCCAGCTTCTACAGGGACATTAAATACCCCTTCATCATTAATGATATGTCCATCTGCCACCATATGGTTGAACATAAGCATCTCAATCTTATGTTGAATATCTGAAAGTCCGGCCATTATAGTATATTATCTATATTAAAGTGATAATATCTTTAACCTTTTTTCAAATTAATTAAAGATAATATAATAATTTGAAAATAATAATAAAATTATATTTTAAATGTTATTATGATAGATGTTACTTGCGGTATTATCCATTATGGAGATAAGTTTCTAATTTCACAAAGAAGTAAATATAAGAAAGAATATGCTTTATTTTGGGAATTACCTGGTGGTAAATGTGATGAAGGTGAAACAATTGAAAACTGTATAAAGAGAGAGTTACTAGAAGAGTTAAATATTGATGTTAGATTTACTGGAGTTGTGTATGAAAAAAAAGGGTTTATAGATAAATATGATTTATATTACTGTGATTGTATATGTCTAACAGATATAAATGATATTAAACCTAATGGAGAAATTGAGAACTTTGCTATTGTTAGCAAAGAAGAATTATTAAATTATAATTTTATTCAAGGTGATAAAGAAATATTAAGACATTACCTTAGTAAAATTTAATAATAGTCTATTAATTTATAATTATTTTTTATAAAAATATAATCCATAACCAAGATATTCATAATTATTTATATATATATTAATTTTTTTTTGATAATAACTATTATATAATATTCTAAATACATTATGAACCATTTATATATATATATTAACTATTTAAATCTTGGATATTGTGGGCCTATATTTTTTATTTTATTATTATAACAATTTACACAAATATGTAATCCTTGCCATTTACAATACATGTCTATTCTAAAAATTTCGTTATTTCTAGAATTACACCAATTACATTTTGGCCTTATACAGCACATTATATAATTATGATTTTAATAATTTTATAGTTTTAATAATTTAATATTTAACGTTGTATATTAGATATTAATCTAAACCTTTCAAACTCTTTCTGTTTTTCTTTTAATAATTCTATTTTTTTTAAGGTTTTTTCTATATTATTATCAATTTCTTGTATCTCTTCTAGAATATCTTCATTGCTCCACCACCGTCTAGACCATGCTGGCGCTGTGGCCGAGCGTGCATAATGTGCAGTTGGTCGCCCTTGTTCCTGAAGGAGAAATAAAAGATCTTCTTTTTCTATATTATATTCATTCAATTTATTTTCTAATTCAACAACACCAACAATACTTCTTGTTATTAGATGTGCAATATTATCATAAAATAATTCTTCATTGCCAATTACACCCATTAACATTAAAATAAAATATCTTTTTACTTTTTCTAATATTGATTTATCTATATACGAATATTGTTCATCTAATCTATAAAATGTATCATATAAATATATTTTACCTGACATTTCTGCTTTAAAACGAGGCATATAAGCTAAATGGCGTATTTTTACAGTTCCTCTATTAGCCCATCTATAAAAATTAGATAGCCAAATTAATGATAGATTAGTTGAATCCCATTCTGTTCCGTGGTATCCGAATTGCTGCATCCCTCTAAATATACCTAGATCAGTTATTATTTCATCTAATACTTCTGAGAATAAGGGCGCATCCTCGTTTGGAATTCTATAGGATGCTTCACGGACAGTTATATTAGCAGGTTTAATTAATTGCCAGGGCATTGAATAAAATGTATCTATATATATATTTGTTAATTCTTCTGAATCACCACAATCTTCAAATTCTTCTATAAAAGATTTATTTTTATATAACATTGGATCTACTCTTAACATCTCTTTTGCTTCTAAACATTTAATTATATCTAAATCTGTTTTATCTTCTAAATATTTAGCTCTTTCATCAATTACTTTTTCTCTTTCTTGATATTTTTTATCCGATTCTAATAATTTTGAATTAATTTCACTATAGTGGTCTTTCATTAATTTTACTTGTTCGTGTGGATGTAGATAAATATCATCTTCTAATTCTTCTTCATCAATTGGACTTAATTCTGGTGGATCTTCAATTAAATAATCATCTAATTGTTTAATTTCATCATCATCAAAATCATAATAATAACCCCTATAATATTGATCCATATAATCATCAAATCCCTTTTTATTATATAAATACTTATTACTTAGTTCAAACTTTTTCCATAAATCTGTATCCTTATAGTGTTCTGTTTTATCTTCTTTTGATTTATCATATACCCCTATTTCATCTAGTTTATCATTGGCATATTTTCTTTTTTCATCAATTTTTTCTAACTTCTTTTTATTTTTTTTCATAAAGCTAATTGTATTATTTAACTGTTCTTCTGTTAATTTATCTCTTTCTGGAGCAAATTGATTTAATTTTGGATATACATCAGAGTAATATTTACCCCACATAAATTTCTCTTTATTTTTTCCTTTCATACCTCTATCATAATCAGCATGCCATTTTGCTTCTGATACATCTTTTAAATTATCTATTTCACTTTCATGTTTTTTCCTATCAATACCATGTATAGATGTTGATATAACTCTAGATTGTAATTCTGGAGCATAACTATAATCTGGTGGATTAGTTGGTCCACCTTTATACCAGTTTGATTTCATATCATGCTTATTTCTAGATAATTTACCTCGTACTCTTCTTTGTATATTTTTTGCTGCTTCTCTTCCTTTTACATATTCATGTCCATCTATCATTTCACCATCAACATACCGTGGAGCATAATATTGATAATCTGTTTTCTTTTTTGTTAATTTTTTCCTACCCTGCGCTCCACCTTTATAATCCATAATATATATAGTATTATTAATATTAAAAATTTAATTAAAGAATTATATATTCATTTTTTCTAAATTTAATTTAATTAATTTTAATTTATCTATTGTTATTTTCAATTTTTTTGATTCTTTCCAATTTCCTTCACCCATTTTTTTCCAATAAAATTTATCATATTTTTTACGCATTTTATTTAAATTAGGTAAATAATAACGATGTAACCAAAATTTTTGCGGGGCAGTACGATCTATATTTGGCGAATTAAACCCTATTAAACATAGTATAAAATATCTCTTCATTTTTTCTATATCATTATCTGTCATCTCCTTTCTTCCTGGCATTTTTAATTTTCTTTCTTTAACAGTTTCTTCAAATAAATTTAATGTATATTCTAATGCTTCTCTTCCATTTATATCAACTCTTGTTCTTTGTTCATCTACTAATATACCCTTAATTTGAGGATATTTAGGGTTTCGGTGAGCATTTCTACTTGTCCATGCCGGATTTTGTTTCATATGTCTTAACTCAGTTGTTCTTCCACTTAAAGCAAATCTATAAAATTGAGATAATAATAACCAATTATCAAATGGTTGTCCTATATATAAACTTGTTGGATCTGAAAACAATGTGATTTGTTCATGATTTAACATGATTCCCATAGTTATTAATGTATCTATCATAGCTGTTGCAGCAGCTTCCGTAAAATTACCATTTTTAGCCATATTCTGTAATGTTGTTCCAATAGATATTGGTGAAGGCATGATAACTACATATGGTATAGAATAAAATGTATCTATATATATTCTAGTTAATTCATCTCGACAAGGCCTAATTTTGTTTTCTAAAAAATCTTTATCTAAATATAACCTTTCATCAGCTTGCGCCATAGCTTTTATATCTTTACATTTGAATAAATCTAAACGATCTAAATTTTCTAATGTTGATTCTTGAAACTCTTTATTATATTTAGCAAAATCTATATCTTGTGTTGCCATATATTTTTTTGTCTTCATGTTATTATAATATTTTTGTAAATCATCTTCCTCTTTTGCTAATTCTTCATTTTTATTCCTCATACCTTTTGCTCTTGTTAATGACCATCCTTCTGGTTTTGAATGTTGTCCCCTTAACTTTTCTTCTATTAATTCTTCATCACCATCTCCATATAATTTTTTATATGTTTCAAGTAATCCACTTTCTCTATATGTTTCTGGATTTTTGTTCATTTTATCCATGAGTTCTTTAGTATTTTTTACTTCATATTCAAGATATCTTTCTTTTTTTGTTTCATCTGTTCTTTTTCCTAAATTAAATCTACTATCAGGATTAGCTTCATCTCTTTCTATTTTTTCTAACTCTTTTTCTAACTGTTCGATATTTCTACTATGTAATTCAATGTCTTCTCTAATTGGTTCTAACCCTTCTCTTAAACCATACATACTTTCTTCAAATATCCTTTTTTGTAATTGTGGTTCAAAATCTAAATCCCTTCTAGATTGTGGATATGGTAATCCCCATTGTTTACTTTTACCTGTTCTACTTCTATTCCCCCTTACACGACTTTGTATTTTAGATGCTGCTTGTTTCTTTTGTGTTAAATTTCTTCTTGCTCTACTACCTCTAACAGACCTTTGAATATCTTTTGCTGCCCTTTCTCTAATACTTCCAGGAATAAAAGAAGGTGTATTAACACTCATTCTATGTGGTGTTCTATGGTCCATATCAAAACCTGGAACAAATGACGGTGCATTTGGATTCATATATATATATATACTTATATTATATTATACTTAAAAATATGATTATTATATTATAATATTATGGTTGGAACATTTTTATTAGTGGTTCAAAAACAACTCCACAATTGTTTTAATAAATGTGGTGTATCAGATACTATGAGACATATCCTTTTACATCCTAAAAATGAAATTATTTTTAATTTTCCAGTTAAATTAAGAAATAATACTGTTAAGATGTTTAAAGGATATAGAATTCAACATAATAATGTTTTAGGTCCATATAAAGGTGGTATTAGATTTCATCAAGATGTACACTTAAATGAAGTTAAAGCATTGGCTTCATTAATGTCTATAAAATGTTCTTTACAAGATATACCTTTTGGTGGAGCAAAGGGTGGTATACAATTTAATCCCAAAGAATATTCTGATATTGATATTGAAAAAATTACTAGAGGGTATACTAAAGCTATTAATAATTATATTGGTCCTAAATATGATATACCTGCCCCAGATGTAGGTACTAATGCACAAATTATGGATTGGATTATGGATGAGTATAATGTTATAAATAATAATACTCATATTAAACATATTATAACAGGTAAATCACCCTCTTGTGGTGGTAGTTTAGGTAGAACAGAGGCAACGGGTAGAGGGTTAGGGGTTATTTTACATAATATGGTTACAATAAATTACCCTATGAAATTAAATGAAAATAATCAATGTTCTATAAAACTAGAAGGTTTTGGAAATGTAGGGTATTATTTTACAGAATATATAGCTCTAGAAGCCAAGGCAACAAATGGTTATCCATATATTGTTAATTATATAAGTGATCATACTGGATATTATTATATTGATTATAGATTAACATGTAAAGAAGATTCTATTAAATATATATTAAATTATCAACTTGTAAATAAATCATTGGGAAATATTGAAAATACAATTAATATAAATGGAAGACAATTATTAATTAAACGTATTACTAAAGAAGAATACTTAAAAGGTGAGTGTGATATATTTGTTCCAGCAGCATTAGAATTAACAATTAAAAGAGAAGAAGCCAATACATTAAATTGCAAAGTAATTGTTGAGGGTTCAAATGGTCCTGTTTCTGATGAAGCAGAAATAATATTAAAAGATAGAAATATACCTATTATACCAGATATTATGTGTAATTCTGGTGGGGTTGTCGTTAGTTATTATGAGTGGGTTCAAAATATTACAAATGAATCTTGGTCAAAAGAAAAGGTTTTTGAAAAATTAGATAAAAAAATGTTAGAGTGTTTTCATAAAATAAAGAACTTAGATTGTAATGATATTTATAATTGGAGAAATCTATGTTATCAATATTCTATTAAAAATATTTATAATATTTATTCTTTACGGAAAAGTTATCTATTTGAAGATATTAATAAATAATATATATATATATATACTATCTAAAACTAATGAATCTTTATGAAAATTGGATTAAAAAAGATATCATGCTTTTAATTCTTAAAAAATCAAAAGAAATATCCTTATTTAATAATCATACGAATATTATTTATATAAAGATGATTGAAGTCATCTTTCAAAATATTAAAAATAATTTTAATTTACTTACTAAAGATCAACAACAACTCTTATACTATGAAAATATGTTTAATAGTATATACCAAAATCTATATAATTGTTATGGTATAAAAGATTATAAAATATATAATTATGGGTTATTTTATTACTATTATATATATAATATAAATAATTCTTTGAATCTACTAATAGATTATGAAACTGATGAAGAATATCTACCAATTGAAGTATTCTTTCGAGGAATCCATCAAATTATAGAAATAAATTTATTATATCTTATGAAAGAACAAGATAAAATTGAAACTATATTAAATATAGATAATAATGTTGTTAAAGAAATAATCTACCATTGTATTTCTATTTGGAGAGAATTGATTGAATTACTTAATATATTATCATCTTTAGATGAATTAAAGTATCAAAAATATCGTAATTTAATCTATGGAACATCTGGAGGAGATTCAATAAATCTTCGAAAAATACAGAAAAGAATACAAAAATTAGATACATTTGTATCCTTTGATATCCATGATACAATTATTAATCAAAGAAAGGATAAATATCTCTTATCTGCTATTAAATTATATCAATATTACTCAACCCAGTTTTGGTTAACTCATTTTAATCTAGCTTCTTCAACTAATGGAATTCAGAATAAAGGAACAAAAGATACTCCAATTCTAAAATTAATAGATAAATGTATTCATATGACAAATACAAAAATAAATCAAACCATCTTTGATATAAGTAAGGAAGTTAATGATAGTAAATCTAAAATAAAAGTAAAAATAAATGATAATGAAAAATTAATTGGGATATCTATTTATAATTCATCTAAATCTATTTTAAAATTAGTTGAATAATAAATTTAAGAGTTACTTTGCCCTCATTCGAGTCAGGGTGAGATACTACGACTTATTCATCCTTCGAGCCCAACCTATATCATGGTCATCATCAGATGACTCAGAAGTATCGATGTATAATTTTTCAAATATTTCAATAATCTCTGTATGATTATTATCTTTTGCATCATCTAATGGAGTTCTTTTCCATCTATCTATTGGATTTCTTTTTACTTTCCCAATGTCTAATAAGAACTTTACAATATCTGTATGTCCTTCACAAGATGCTAAATGTAATGCTGTTCGCCCATCATAGTCCGATTGCCCCATATCTATTTCCATATTAAATAACTTTTTTAAATATTCTAAATCCCCTTGTTTTGCAGATAAACATAGTTCACTAAATTCATTTTGATGATATGATGTATAATTATTATCTAATGGATTGTATTTTGTTGTATCATAAATATTGTCAAATATATGAAAATTAAATATTTTTCCAAATTCTTCACAAAACCTTATACCACGATATGAATTTCCAATTGAATCTAATGCTGGTGACCAAGATACTATACCCATTACATTTGGGATTACTATCATTACTGCTCCTGCTACACCCGACTTTGAAGGTATGCCTATTTTAAATGCACATTCACCTGAATAATCATACATTCCACACATTAACATCATCGATAATACATTTTTAACAGTTGAAGAAGACCATACCCGTTCTCCTGTAAATGGATTAATACCTCCATTCGCTAATGTTGAAGCTACGATACTCAATATTTCAGAATTTACTTCTATTGAACAACATTGGAAATATAGTTCTAACGTATTATCTAGATTTGTATTTTCAGGGAATCCTATTTTCTTTTGTCCATTTGTCTCTTTCATGAAATAAGCAAGGGCATAATTGCGGTCTGCTGTTCCTTTTTCTGATAAATAAACCGAATTATTAAATCCTATTTTATAAATACCTCCTGATAATTTTTTCCATATATCTATAATATACTCAAATCTCTCAGCTAACGGTAATTCTTGTTTTATTAAAGAAGATGTCATTATTGCCCCTGAATTAATTAATGGATTATGTGGTTTTCCATTCTTATTTAATGTTAATTCATTAAATGATTGACCACTCGGCTCTCTTCCAACATATTTATGAACTTTTTCTTCGCCTAATACTTCTAATGCTATTCCATAGTTAATTGGTTTACAACATGATTGAACTGTGAAATCTACATTTGTTTCACCAATGTTATATCTTTGACCATCTATCGTACATACTGATATTCCATATTGATCCGGATTTACTCTTTTTAATTGAGGAATATAATTAGCTACTTGTCCACCATTTTCACTCTTTGTTAATTCGTAAATAGTTTTGATTTTTTCTGTAAATAATTTAAAATTAGGTATAATTAATTCTTGTTTTAATATTTTTCCTAGTATATATATATTATTTTCAATACAATTCTTAAAATCTTTGTATCCTATTGTAGTTGTAGTTATATCTTTAAAATTATTCCTTATTTTTATTAATCTAGGATCATCTTTTAGAAATCCCATAGTTTCAAACTTATTTAATACTTTCTTGATTTGAATACTTTCTGAATCATCATTAAGAAAGGATAAAAATAATCTCCTCTCAATTGGTATATTAATATTATTTGTTTCTAGTAATAATGTTGAGAATTTATTCCAGGATTCCATTTTATATAATATTTTATATAAAAAAATATATAATTAAACTGTATTAATAATATGTAACTAATGATTTTATTTTTTTAAACTGTAATAATTGATAATGTTTATAATGTATAATTAACATATATATTGATATTAACCGATTTTGAAGAAACATTATTTAATTGTTCTTATATTATATTCTCTTTATTAAATTTGAATATATTGTATGAGTATTACATAATATATTATGGACTGGTTCTCGTCTAATTCTGGAACTTGTTTCTATACAAATGGTATTATACACAATCAGTTATTAAAGAAAAGACCTGTTGTCGGGTTTGATTTTGATGATACATTGGTCGATTTGAAGACCAGGGCAATATTGCCTAATGTCATTGAGAAGTTGAAAGCTTTATATGAGATATACGATATTGTTGTTTTTTCGAATCAATTAGGAGTAAAGCGTGGTAAAGTTACTAATGAAGAAGTTCAGGGTGTTTTTGAAACATTTATTAAAGCCTTTGGGTCTCATATAAGCGTATTTTATAGCATTGATGAAGATATTTACCGGAAGCCTAATACTGGTATGGTTGATCTTTATAAAAGTTTGTCTCATGATTTTGTAAATTGGGTATATTATTGTGGTGATGCTGCTGGGCGATATAATGACTTCTCTACGTCTGATTTGTTCTTTGCTAATAATTGTTCAATACGGTATAGGACACCTGAAGAAATATTTAATAATTCTCATTCTGGGCTATTAGCCTGTAAGAAATTACAAGCATTAGAATTATATAAAGAAGATGATTGGATAGATGGTGAATTATCCAACCATAGGAAAATATTTGATGTTCTACGGGTTAAAGATTATGAGGATTTTGATGTAGAATTTTCAAAAGATAAGATGATAATTGTCATGGTTGGTGCTCCTGGATCAGGTAAATCTAGTCTAACTAAACAATTATCTGATAAGTATTTAATGGGTATAATTAATGGTGATACAATTGGTTCTAAGAGTAAGCAGGTTAAAAAGTTCAATGAATATGTAGAGTTAGTCCAGAATGAAGAGCTATACGGTATCATTATTGATAATACAAATCCATCTAAAGTAGATAGAGATTTCTGGTTTGATAAACTAGATGAAACCTGGGATAAAGAGGTTATTTATATTGATATTAGTAAACCTTTGTCATTCCATTTGACAAATTATCGAACAAATTTTGGACATAAGAAGATTCCTTCTGTTGTAATACATACCTTCTACAAGAAGCTTGAAGAACCTAATAGATGTATCCATTATACTAATCCTCTGACCAATATTGATTTTAATCATAATTTAAGATTTGTTTGGCGTTAACGATTAAACCCACAACAATTCTTTATTTTAACTTCCTCTAAGATTGTTTTTTCAACTATATCATCTATTCGCCCCTGTTCCATATCATGTTCATAATCATTAAAAAATTTTTCTTTATCTGCCCTAAGTATATGTTTCTTAAATTCTATATTATTTATTATATTTAGATATTTATCATAATCATTATAATTTATATATCTTTCTGTTTCTTGATATACATTTGAGAATTCCTTTATAATATCATTTTTAAATGTTTCATTTAATGTTTCTACACTTTGTTTAAATTTTTTTATTTCTTCTGGATTACAATTTGAAGAATCAATATTTAATTGTTGTTCTTTATGTTTTAATAATAATATTTCATCTTTTTTATTTTTCAATTTAGCTATCATTGCTATACATTTATCTATAACTATATATAACCCCTCCATTTGTTCTTGATATTTTTTAAATTTAATAATACTTGCAGAACAAGTAATAAATGTCCCGAGTAATATTGGCGATAATTTAAAAAAATTATTAATTATATCACTTAGTCCATTATCTTCTTTTATAAATACTAACTTAGACGATTCAACTAATGTTAATGTAGAAGATAATAATATTGTTCCTATATTCCAAAAATTATGACATTTTTTATACTTATTATATTTAAATTCTAATATACTTTTACTTTGAACTAATTTAACTTTTTTTTCATGTATTAATAATAATAAACTTTTTAAAACAGAATATTCTTTAATTATATCTTTACTTATAACACATTCGCAATTATTTTGTGATATATTTCCTACTGGGGTGCTATCTCTATAATTTCCACTATCTAGCCTTTGTATATTACTAATTGAATGTATATATTTCTTACTATGTGGACTAACTGGTAATTGATTTTTTATTTTAATATTAGGTTTAATAGTTTTATCTAAACCAGAACTATTTAAACCAGATACATTCATTATAATTTGAATTTATATATATATATATATTTATTATTAAAATATAATGGAAAATGTAAATATCGCAGGTATTACATTTCTTAATCCTGTTTTAGTGAATCCAATAGATGAAGAAAATAATTTAGATGATGTAACTATTAGCCCAAATTCTACCGATGAAACTACAGAAGAAGAAGATGTAACTGAAAATAATATTATAAAAAAATTATGTTATTGTTTTTATAAAGTCTTATGACCACTTGAAACTGTTTTACATTCTATATCACTATTTGTTTTTAGTATGAATTTATCTTTATTTATTTTTTTTATATCAATACCTTTTACATGCATATTTCTTTCTTTTCTTGTTTTTCCTGCCCCACTTCTACTTCTACTTCTACTTCTGTCAGATCTACTTCTGCCTGATCTACTTCTGTCAGATCTACTTCTGCCACTAATATTTATTGTTTTATCTATTTCTAATGAAGAGTCTTCACAATCTAATATACATTCTAATTTATCTACATATTTAGGACCACTACAATCCATATTATTTAAGTTTTCACATTCTTCAGAACCCATACACCTTTTTGTATTATCGGTCATTGTAGCACATACTATATTTGTTGTTGTAGTTGGATTACACCATACACCATCTTTTGTTAAAGGGTCTGTATGACATTCTGCACAAGCTGGACCACAACCACCATGCCTTAATCTTTCTTCTGGTTTTGTAAAATTTCGAACATCACAAAACATCGGGCAATATTGAACTGGATCCCGACTCCATTCATGGTCTGAATTATCAAAGGCTTTATCATAATCATATCTAAAATATTCAAAATTACGATCTATACTATATTTTAAGAAAAATCCTAATATAAATAATAATAAATATGTTAAGTATTTATCGGCCATTATATATATATATAAATATAATATTATATATATATATAATGGTTTTTATAGCCCATCAATTAGAATATAAATCAGATCAAAATGTTCTAAATGATTTAAATAATAGACATAATCATCTTTATAACACATTTGATAACCAAATCACACTTTTAAAAAATAGTGATTTTTCAACAGGAACATATAGAATTACAGAACCAGGTAAATATCAATTATCAGAAGATATCATATTTAATCCAAATCCGAATAATGATTTTATGCCAACTGATGAACAAACTCAAGGTGCTGATGCAGAATATCCTATACGTGCTTACCACCTTGGTTTTTTTGCGGCTATTACAATTGAATGTAAAGATGTTATATTAGATTTAAATGGCAAAACTATAAAACAAAGCGAAGATCATAATTTAATACAACGTTTTTATGCAAATATTGAATTAAATACAGCTCCATTTATCGCTGGACAAGGTCCTTCAAAGAATGGATTTTCTAATAATGAAAATTTTAAATCTGCTGTAAATTGCTATATACATAATGGAATTTTAGGTTTATCTTCCCATCATGGTATTCATGGAAATAATAACAAATATGTTGCTATTAAAGATTTAAAAATAGTTGAATATGAAGTTGCTGGTATAGCACTAAATGGTTCTGAATATTCTGCTCTATGTGATATCACGTGTGATGGAACAAATGAAATTAAAGTATTAAGTACATTCTCTCAAGCTATATTTATGAATAGATTTTTAAAGCAAAAATTAAATATGGTAAATGCTCCTACATTAACATTACAAGGTGAAGTTTTAACATTAGAAAATATACAACAAAAACTTGAATCAGATATAAATGAAACAATTAAAGAATGTAAAGAAAATAAAGAAATTACAAATTATTTTAAGAATACAACAAAATTATATGATGGAAATATGTATGGTATATTATTAAATGTTAATGGTGTTGCTGTAGGTGGTTTTAATAGTGAAAGAACGGGAGAAATGGTAGGTAATACTAATAATGTATTAATAAATATTAAAGTACAAAATATAATAACATCTCCAATTGAAGTTATCGCAATTAGTAATAAAACAGATGATGAAGTATATGGAAAAAAAGTACAAGTTGGTCCGTTTGGTGATGTTCTTGATATTACAAAATTACTTAATGATGAAAATATGTATAAAGGCACCTCTTTGTCTAATGCTCAATTACTATTAAGTAAATTAGAAACAGGTAAAGGGACAACTAGTATAGATCAATGTATTGTTGAATGGGCTGAAAATGAGACTAATATTAACGAAGTAATGGAAGAAAATCAATTATATTATGTTGGTGGCGGTGATTCTATGGCACACACTATGAAAGGTAATATAGGTTATTATATTAATTGTGGTAAAGATATATCAATATATAATTCTAAAGTAAATAATATACAGACAGATAAAAAGCATCAAGTTGGTACAACTAATTTTATTGACCAACAAAATAAAGTATATACTGGTGCCTATAGCTATAGTTTTATAGTAAATAGCTCTGAAAATATCTTAATAAATAATATGAAATATACAGATAACTTAAATTATCCATCTCATCCTAACCTTAGTAATATAAATTTACTACAAGACAGAAATTGAATTATTAATATCAGATGATATAACACCATTTAATGTAAGACATCTATTTGGAGCTGTATCATGGAGAATTTTTGGTTATTATATAAAGCCTTAGTCTAAATAAAGATCTCTTTAAAAAATTTGAAAATATATTTTATTTTTTTTTTATTAAACTATAATCAATTTATACTGAACGTATAAAATGGCTATTACTCTCACACTCGCGAACAACATTCAGGAAGGAGAAGAAAACCCCTGGCTGAAGGAGGGGATTCAGGGTCCAGATAAGGAGCTAGCTGAGGAATGTGGTCTTCTAACCCCTCGCGAAATGTCCGACTTTGACAAGATGATTGAGGAGGAGGAGGAATTCCTCAATGATGGTCTGGATATTGTTGATGAACTTGAAGCTATTATTGATCAGGGTGATGGACTCTTTGAAAATGAGATAATTCACCCTGGCAAGGTATACGAAAACATCCCTGTCCGCATCACTATGAAGAAGGATACCTTTGCCATTGGCGCTATTGATGGAAACAGTTCTGTCTATATCTCCTGTGGGCTTATGAAGTCTGCTAACCTAACAATTGGTTCAATCCATATGGCTAATCTCATCTATAAGCCTTCGAATCAGAATGTCTGGAAGGCAATTTACATTCACCCCAAGATTGACCCTGTTCTAGTGAATGAATTCTCCTCGAATGGTATCAATTTCTCAACATTCCATGTCCCAAAGCAGGACCTTGGAAAGATGATTGGAAAGAGTGGTATCTGTATCCAGAAGATCCTTAACGATATTGTTTACAACTATCCTTCGATGAAGAAGGCTTTCAATGGTGATATCGTTTCTGATATAGTTATGATGGATGGTGAAGGTGTTCCTAAGCTTGATATCAATAACTTTGAAGATTACACCGAGATTAAGGTGTGGGATAATCCTGGAAAGCGCTGTATCCCTACAACTCCTACTTGTGGTGATAATGTAGTCGAGTTTGATGTTATTGAAGACTTCGCGAAGAAGATGTATTGTTAGATAGAAACTGTTATAAAAAGTGTGTATAAAAATAAATGTGTAAATATTTTTTTTCTATAATAAATAATATTTAATATCAAATAAGATCTCTTTCATTTTAATATTTTCAAAATTTATTTCTTGTATTTCTTTTAATAAATGTTTTTGTGTATATATAGACTCTGTTATATTTATATTATAATATATTGAATTTATTAATATGTCATTATGGTAAACTATATAATCTAATCTTTCTTTTAAATTTTTTAATAATACATATTTACATAAATTCATAATTATAATATTATATATATTATAATGTCTAGAAGGTCTCATTATACTCCAATTAGTGATACACCATTTGATATTTATGATTTATTACACACTCCCGAAGATGTATATATTAAGAAAATTAATAAGGTTGAGGAACTTGTTGATCCTAACTTTAATCCTGATAATTTTAAAGTTAAAACAAGTAAGGGTATTAAAAAAGTATTTAATCCAAAAACAAATACATGGGTTTTAGATACTGCATCTGCTAGAAAAAGAATTAAGTCTAAAATGACAATAAAAAAACTAAAATATCCAACCCCACCCAAACCTAAACCCCCTCCCGGATCACCTCCTAAACCGAAACCTCCACCTGGATCTCCTCCTAAATCATTGCCCCCTAAACCACCACCAGAACCCCCTTCTCCCGAACATAATAATGGAATTACTTTAGATATATGTTCAAAATATAGTAGAAATATTGAAATTGACTTAAATCATGTTATCTCTAGTAAAGGTCCACAACCTGGACTTGAGGTAGATTATGGATCATTAAAACCACAATTTCAAAATATACCAGGGTTGCTTGAATATAAAGGAACTCCATTAGACAAAATAAAATATATTAGTAAAGGCTCCTATGGTATAGTCTGGAAATATTCATCTAAATATGTATTAAAATCTGGTTGGTTTCCTAAAAAATCTAGAAGTGATGGAGTTATATATTATACCAATGGTACAGAATCTACTTGGGATATCCCAATTGATTCTAATTATAAGTATTTTGAAATTGCAGTTAAAACATATAATGATGAAGAAGATGATGAAATTTTCCTTATCGAACAATTAAATAAAAGAGATAAAAGAGGAACTTGTAATTTAATAAATTCTAAAATTTTAGAATTACCTTATAAAGGGAAATCTACTACTGTTTCTATTATGGATTTGATGGATGGAACTCTAGATGATTTAACACTTATTCCTATTGAAGATAAATTAAAAATTATTCAAAGAACAGTTAAACATTTAGTATGTCTTCAAACATTATTTGGTGGTCTTTCTTATTCTGATTTAAAAGCAGCAAATATTTTGTATAAATGCTATAAAAATAAAAAAATGAAAATTGTTATAGGAGATATTGGGGGATTATGTCAACATGGTAATGAGGGTATAACTACTTATCCTTCACCAGAAAACCTTCGTGGAAGGTATTATTGTAATGAGCCACATATGGTTTGGGATTTAGGTATAACTTTTTTAGAAATGCTTGATGGTAATTGGAATTTATTTCATTGGTCAGAAGCCGAAAAATATACTAAATCTGAATTTATTATTAAATCTAATGAAGTAATACAACGTATTATTACTAATTTTTCATTAAATGATTACATAATTTCTAATGGTATTAGTATTGGTTATTTATTAAAGAAAATGTTAGATCCAGATCCAAGAAATAGACTAACATTTAAACAGATAGAAGATATCTTTTCTGGTATTTATACTAGTAAAGATATAAATACTAATAAAGATATAACTTTATTAAAAAAAGAAGATCATTTAATTGATTATGATGAACATGGGTATGGTCCAGATGGTTATAATAGAGAAGGATATGATAAAGATGGGTACGATCAACATGGTTTTGATATGGAAGGATATAATATAGACGGAGAACAGGGCTTTGGTTAAGGAGAAACATCTCCCCGTAATATTTTATAACAACCTGAAAACATACTACATATAATTGCTATACATATTATTGAACTTAACCCAACTAATGGACTCATAATATATATTACAGGTGTAGTATGTAATATATATACTTTTTCTTTATAATCTTCAAAATATATTATTAATAGTATTATATTAATAACAAGATATCCTAATAAATAATTTATTAAGATTGATGATATAATACATTTTGTATCTTTACATCGTGTATCTTTATTTTCATTTACTTCCGGATAAACTTTATTTTTGAAACATATTGGTTGTTTCTTAATATCATATATTAAGTTTTCATTTTTTCTACATATAGGACATGTATTATTTAATTTTATCCACTTTATTAAACAGTTTCTACATATTGATATTTTACATATTTCACAATAATCTTGTTTAATTCTATAAGATTGACATATATTGCACGTTGATATACAACACATTATCTAATATATTTTTAATACAATATTCTTAAATATATCTCTTTAAAAAATTTGATTATTTTTTTTTATTAAATAAAATAAAAACATGAAAACTATGCATATTGTTATGCCCTATGCCGCCGATGACTGGGGGTCAGATGACGAATATGAAATAGAAGAAAAGAATAAACCACTTTGGAATTTTCCATCTCTTAAATGGCTTACCATTGGTTTTATTATAGGTTATAGTATTTCTAGAATACATACGTAATAATACACCCTATAATATCTCTTTTCTCTTTAAAAAATTTGAAAATATCTTTGAAAATAAATCAGTTCTAGTTACTTGACTAACTCCTTACCGCGTTATTTTAACTCTCGCACTACTCTATGGCTGTCCAGGTTTACGACCCGTATCCACTGGAAACTGCTTGGCGTGAAACATTGCCCGTTGACAATGCTCTACACAACCTCGAATATGGACTAATGTCTGAATTCATCTTTGACCTTGTCAAAGAATTTCGTTCTAACAAAAGGCACCAAAAGGTTCAAAGCCTTATCACGTCTATTACCCAGGAAAATCTACAGATTCTGTGGCAACACATCCTTCAAGATGCCAGGGAATTGAATGGGTTTAATAGAAAGACCTGGACATTTGGCAATACAAGCAAGTCTGGTAGAGTTAAATTCTTTGAAAAGAACGATATCTCTATCAAATACCTTGAAGAATGTCTAGACCTTCAACAAAATTCTGTTAAGGATACTTTTGAAGTGGATGATCTGGTAATTATCGCAACTGGTAAAGGTATTATTGAAGATTCTTACAAGATTGCTGGTATTGTTACCAAGGTTTATAGATCAACTCTTGATGTCAATTTGGTTAAGGTTCAAAACTCCACATCAGGTCCTATTAGCCGCTTCCAGCGTTCTATTACCCCACTATGGCACAGGAATTTGCGTGATAGAAATCACGTCCGTATGACCAAAAAACGCGTGAATTTCACCAGATGTGAAAAGGTTGGAACTTATACCCCAGAACTTAAACAGAAAAGGTCTGATTGGGTAAAGAACCACAATGCCGAATTGAAGAAAAGGCGCGAATTCTGGAATAGATATTTTGAACCTGTTATTGGTACTATGGTGACCTGGGGTATGCCCATCCAGGTCAAAAATGTAATGTTTTCTTCTTGGTTTTGCCAGGAAAATGTTATTTGGGATAAGAAAAAGCCCATATACTACAATGAAGAAAAGTCTCGTATTCAATGGCGTCTATGGGGGAATCTACAAACACTGTATGATAATCAGTGGAAAGTTTTCAAAGAGATTATGGATGAAAACCTTGATGATTTCCTAAGGGATTATCGTCCATAAATGTTGAAAAAAAATGTGTAAAAATGTGTAAAAATTTTTTATCTTTAATATCCTCTTTTAAAAATTTGAAATTTTTTTATATAATTAATTAAGAAATAAATGTCTCTCGCTAAACAAATCGTTGGTAAAGCCATCTCTACTGCTATTAAGAAAACCCGCAGAGTCTCTTTTTGTCTTGACAAAAACAAGGTATTAGAGTATGTTTTAGACAACCCGAAATCAATGAAAAAGATAAAACCTGCAAAACCTTCCTCGCCTGCTCCTATTAAGAAAAGGCCAAATACACAAAATATTCATCCTGTTACTAGGCTTCCAATGCTTCTAAGAACTCAGTCTGACAGATTTAAAAACTTTAAGAATCCTCTTCCACCTCCCGAAGAACCAGAGATGAACCCACGACAAGTTCTAGAACAAAAAAATAAATCTTTAACATTAAAATAATATGAATTGCAGGCTAGCAATATAGCTAAATTAACAGATCATAATAAATTTGAAAATAAAAATAATTATTTTTTATTAATATATAAAACTAAAAATGCTTTTCCAGAATCTAATGCAAAGCAGATGTCAATTAGTGAGATGTGTCATAAGATAAAAGATGGTAGTCTGAAAACGCCCCATTTTCAACGTCAATATGTCTGGCCTAAAAAGCTCCAACAAGGTTACCTTAATACATTGGCTAAGAATGGACCTATTCACGATGCCATTATTAATCACGATTCTGAAACAGGTTTAAATTGGATTATGGATGGCCAAAATCGACTTAAAACTATTTTCTATTTTGTAACTGGAAAACTATCATATGAACCTAATTATGACAATGATGATATGCCTTGTGAACGTATTAAATATTCTGATTTAGATCCTATTGAAAAAAGAAACTTTGATAATCTAAAAATATTATATATATTATAATAAAAGAATGAGTTCGTCTAATAATGAACCAGAAGCTGAACCTGAACCTGAAGCTGAACCTGAAGCTGAACCTGAAGCTGAACCTGAAGCTGAACTTGAAGCTGAACTATACCCTAATTGTAATATAACTATTCCTGTGCTCGCAGCGAATGAGTATCTTTGGTGGGTCGATTGGGGCTATAATATATATGCAGATATCGCTGATTTTTTTAATCTGATATATAATGTGGCGTCTAGGACGGCGGCGCGCGTCGACTGCCATATTGTGGTCACCACCCAACAAGATCGGGGCCGCGCTGAGAAGTTGAGTTATACTTTTAGTAATGTACTAGGCTTCGATGACATCGATGGACCGGTCCTCATTTTTGAAAGTGAGATAGACCATTTAGTCCAGATGACATTAGTATGGAGAGTTCGTCACGTGAATGCTGCACCGACAGGGATTTTTTTGTCTATTTATAAAAATAAACATAAAGTAACATCGTTAGGATATCGAGCATACTTTACAAGTGAATATGTGCGAGAGAATTTTAACTCGACGGCAGCATCCCCTATGGTTAAAATTGATTATTATTGTGATGAAGCTGAAGCTGAACCAGAACCAGAACCCGAACCAGAGCCAGAACCAGAACCTGAGCCAGAACCTGAAGCTGAACCAGAAGCTGAACCTGAAGCTGAACCAGAAGCT